TGGCCCCTGCCACTTTTAGTGGTCTGGTGAACAATGATTTTAGCAGGATTTCTGAATATTATATGTGGACAATGTTCCCCTTTGGCCGTATGGCTAGAGATACTAAAGGTATTTTAGAAAATCCTATGAGAACTATAGAAAAAACAACTGGTATTCCTTATCAACAAATGGCTAGAGAAATTACTAAATATAGGGTAAAAGACGATGCTGAAGAGTAGCTTAAGTATTGCACAGGCAGCAGCAAAGTTTTTAGGTCGTCAAGGCTTAAAAGCAGGTGCATCTACACCTTCTTATTTACCTTCTTTGTATAATCCTGCGACGGGAATGCCTCAAGTAGAAACATTTTTAATCGGTGCTGCAAAAGCATTTAAAACGCTAGCAAATCAAACGTTTAATCCTTTTTCTATGAGAAGTGCAGAGGCGTTTAAAAATACAGGCTTAGCATTGAATCAACAACAAGTATTAAGAAATAATCCTGATCTAATTGCTAAAATATTAAAAGACCCTAAAAATTGGCGTTCTGGTGTCGTTGGACAATCTTATACGATTCCTTCTAGACAATTAAAAAATGGTAGATGGACAAAGCCTAGAAAAGTTAAGTTAACTGATGAAGCTCAATCTGCTGTAACTCCATTAGTTAAAGACTTACATGCTACACCTTATTTTGCACAAGCAAATATAAATAGAACTGGAGTAACTCCTAAGAATACGATTGTAAGTGATATATTTAATAAAATCTATGGTAAAAACATTAGTAAAACATCTGCTGCTAAACTTACTGGAAATAAAGCCGTATTAGACGATATAATAAGGTTTGAAGGATTAGACCCAAAAACATTAAAGATTATGGAGTTAAATAAAGGTGCTTTAAATAACCTACATAGAGATGTTCAATTTTCTAAACAATTTAGACAGATGGCTGGTATAACTTTTAATAGAAAGTTTAAAAATAAAGATGAATTAATGGGCTATCTTGTAAGTAACGGCTTTAATCCAGGTCAGGTTAAAAAAGTAGGTAACTATGTTATGGTTAATTATAGTCCTCAATTTAAATCTAACTTTTACACAGGAGGAATAAACGCAAGAGTACTACTTAAACCTTCTGAGCCAGGTAAGGCTTATTTAATACCTAATGATGTTTATGATATATATGGCAGAGGTTTTGATAAATTAATTTCTAAAGGTTTAGGGTTTAAGAATCAAAACTTAAATATTATGGGCATGAAAAAAATAGATATACCAGACCCAAATAACTGGAATAAGAATTTTGTTGAAATAAATAAAAAAATAGCTGCTAAAACTAAGCGTGACGCTAAAAAGTATAAAAAACAAACAGAGTCTATTAAGACTATGAAAAAAAAATATAAAAACACTAAAGCTCCTACTGACAATGAACTTGTCTATAGGAATACTCAGTTAACGAAAAAGCAATTAGAAGGTAATAAAGAAATTGTTGATGTATTGGATAATACACCGATCACTGCTAGCAGAGTTGCTAAATGGGGGACTGCTACAGGTGGAGGTCTTTTTGCAACAGGAGCAACGTTATTAGGAGATGACGATGAGTAATATGAAAAAACCAGGGTTTAGAGCTAGATTAAAAGCATTAGAATTGATGGCTCACCCACCGATAATGGAGGAATCAAGAATTGAAGCAATTGAAAAAGCAATCCAAGAGTTGTATGATAAGTATGAAATTATCGAAAAAGAACTTATTAAGCCTTTACAAGAATTACAGCGTCAGTCTAAGTCAGACGACATTTAATTTTTATTATTAGTATATAGGGGAGATAACTAAATCCCCCCTTTATATACATACTAATAGCTCAGGTCTCTACTTATTCTGAGTTCAGCTGACTTTCAGGGCTATTACCCCCACTATTAGGCTTGGTTGCCTGAGCATTCTTAATAATAACCATAACTGAACCGAACTTCATATGTACTTCATCTTGATTGATGACTACATCTTTCATGTCTGTTCCTTTGGAAATGTCAATATTCATATCCTGACACTTCTCTAATATACGATTACCTATAAGAAATCTCCAAGCAATTTCGCTTACGTCTTGAAAGCCTTTAACTCTATCTTCGATATAGTTAGTAGCTTCTTCTGTAGGTGTTTTACTCATCATTCTCCTCGAACTTTCGTTTAGGTTCTGGTTTCCATTCGCCTTTGAATTTTTTAGCAATTTGATGCTCAGCACTAACTTCTAAGTCAATACCTTTTTCAATTCCGAACTCGTCTTCATCTATCATTCCCCACAAAAGACATAAATATACAATAACGTCAGTTATTCTACCTCTTACATCTTCTCTTTGAGAATGATGACCATTAATGAAGGATGCTATTCCATCAATGTGTTTAGCTAAATATACCCACAAAACATGCTGTCTGTCAATTTTTAATTGTTCACTAATTCTTTCAAAATTAGCAAAGACATTATCTTTGTCTTGGGCATACTCTTTTTGTCCTTCATTTCTAGTTGAAATGATTTCACTCCAGATCTTGTCCATAAGTTCATTATGTTGAGAAAGTTTCATCTTTTATCCCTCCATGTTAACTCTCTGTAAACATAATCATAAATCCACCAACATCGACCATTATCAGATACGGCATTAGCTGCTTTTTTTGCTCTAGTAATCACATCTAATCCCTGGTATTCTGGTAATACATTGGTGCTTCTGATTTTGGTTTTATCTTGGTCTGGACGCCTATTGTCCATTCCTGCTCCACTTAGGTTTACCAACGTAACTTTACTCATATCTACCCCCTTTGATTTAGAACTATCTGTATTGCTTTCGCAGGGTCAGCAATACCTTCGTCTCTAAGGCGAAAGACCTCTTTTATTTCATCCCAATCCATAACTACTGTGGTGGGAACAGGTCTTCCTCCTTATCATTTTTTAGTTCATCATCATGAGCAGACACACTAAAGAAAAGACTTTTATCAGATCCTTTCTCGTTTAACCAGCCCGCTACGCCTATTTTTGCACCAGCTGGAATAGTCTTTGTTATTTCAATATTACCTTTGAAATGTGGTTGTCTATTCTCTTCTGTTGCGTCTTTATTAACGTACATTGTTACGTTACCTAACTTAGTATATGGCATTTTATGCCCTCCTTATTTTATGAATCCACACGCTTCAAGAAACCTCTTCCTGTCGAATGCTGGATTCTCTTTTTCTAGTTGCTCTACTAGAGCATCTGTTACACTTTTTACTATCTTCTTGTGAAGATGATTGAAGCTCTTTAATACAGCTGCAATCGTTTCGTAATCTTTCCTTGTCATTGCCATTGCCGACTCCTTTAATCTCCTCCACTGGAGGAATTGTTGCATCTCAGCCGTCTGTATATCCACAATGTGGACATCCAAAATTGCAAGCCATAGCTGAAATGTAGCTCCCGCATGCTGTGCACTGCGTCATTTTGTAACTCATTAGTTACCTCCTTAAATTTAAAGGGCAGAATATCACTTCTTTTCCGACGAGAAAGCTTCAATATCCTAACCTTAGTTATTCTATTACCTTTGTACTCCGCCCTTTAATTTTACTAAAGTCCCATTTGATGTAATTTGTCTGAGACCTTCTTTTTGTCCTCATCAGGTATATTATCCCAATACTCCATTAAGAGATTATATGCCTGGTAATATCTCAAAGCATTACCATCTTTAACTTGTAGATCCTTTTGATAGAAATCTATTTGCCTGATTAGTTGCTCTTTTGACATCTTCCTTAATGACTCTCTGGTGCTCTTGCTTTTTGACATGCTTTTCTCCTCTTGTTTCAATATAATGTTCTTGACACTTTCGTCTTGAACGGCTTATGTTAAAAGGAGAGGATACGTCTTTATTCTTCCAGTGTTTCATTAAGTCTCTAGCAGACAGTTTTTCGATTTTTATTGCTGGTTTAGCTTGACTTAGTTGCCATGCCCATATAGCCCAAATTAAATCTACATCACTATCTCTTAATTCAGGTTTAGCAGTTAAAAACCCCTTTACCACGTTTACCATATTCACTCTCATTCGAACATATCTCCTTTTGCTAGTTTGCGTAAGACGTAATTTTTCATATTATCACTCTTCTTGCCTAAGAATCTTAATAAAGACATGTATTCTTTATCAGTTAAGTGACCTTTTCTAGTATTACATCTTTTGCATATTATTGTGAGATTATTAGGAGTTGAGTCACCGCCCAAAGAAAGAGGATACTTATGGTCACATACAATATTAGATACCAACAATACATCACTGCAGTAACGACACGTACGTCCATAATACCTAAGAAATAATCCTCTAATTTGATCCAAAGTGATTTCAAATATGACTTCATACTCTTTACTCCTTTTCTTTAAAGAAGATTTTAATGTTGCTGATTTTTTCATTAGTCTATGAAAGACTTTTTTCGAAAAGTGCCCATGATGTTTCTTGAGCACTTTATCGAACTTTTCTTCCCAAACAGCTACACGACCTCTTCTTTTCATTGTAGGTTTGTAGGCCATTTAATCTCCTTTACATGATGGCAATACTATTAAAGACATGTAGTTTCCATAACTTAAAAGTAAATGTTATAGATTTTTCTTTGTCTGTCTCTAAAGTAATGCCAAACCCTATTAAAGAGAATAAGGTAAGCATAAAACCACCTTCATTAAAACGGATATTAATTAATTTACCCATTATGACCTCCTTACACGTTTAACTTTTTCAATTTTAAAGCCAGCAATACCCATACCTTGTTCTGCAGCTTCAATAATTGATTTACGGGCACCTTTCTTATCGATTTCGACCTTATAACGCTTAAAATTGTCACTAATAGCGTCTTCATCGGTAATTTGAACAGGTCCCCATGTTGTGTACATTTTATAGCGAGTACTATCTGTTTCAAATACTCCATCATTACCTGCTGTTTCTATTATCATAGGCAGCAGATCCTTATTGAAGTAGTCTTCTACTTTCGCTATAGCTTTTTGTCTATTTCTTAATCGTTTTACTTCGTCCATATATGATGTTATTTCTGCTTGTAGTATGTCTTTTTTCCTATTCATTTCAACTATCATATAATCTATTCCAGATGTCTTCTGTGCTATCTCTTTTTTTACTTTAATTATCGCTGCATCAATAGGTGCAACCTCATCTGCAAACCCAGGATCATCACCCTGAGTCATTTCTAGGAACTCTCTATCATTAGTTAGTTCTATGAGGTTACCTATTAAATCACGAGTTGTTAGCTTGTTAGTAGCCATTTGTCCTCCGTAGTCTAAATGATGGACTCCATTCAAGTTGTGTTTCAAATAGTTCTCCATCAGTATTTTTAAATAACTTAACATCTTTTAAGCCAGAATTGGCTTGTCCGTTAAGACCGATAACCTTTCTTGATGCATTTTCTATTGCACCACTACCCTTACCTGCATATAGGTCTAATACTTCATTCCTACTATAATCCCTACTAACTTGACTAACTTGTACTATTATAATATCATTATTTACAGCCATATTTGATAGCCCGTGTGATATATATTTAACTTGTTCATACTCTCCTCTTATATGTGGAGGCGTAGTAACTAAGTCGATATAATCTACAATAACCATAGATGGCTGTAATTCAGTTATTTTTGCCTGTATTTGTTCCAGTGTAGGTGAAACAGTTTGTACGTTAATATGTGCAAGTTTATCTGAATTTTGATTATATATATTAGCATAATCGTTAGTCACTCTATCTTTATCTAGTCCGCTTACTATTTGTAAACTTCTTCTATGCATATACCATGCAGCTAGCTCTAAAGATAGATATAATGTTGGGATTTGAAATTGTGGATTTATCGCATCATTGGCAAAATCGTAACCTAATGCTATATTATGAGCAAGTGTAGTTTTACTACTACCAGTTGGTCCAAATATAGTCACTAAATCGCCAGGATAAAATTGACAATCTCTGTCTACTCCTAATGAAGCACCTAGATTATAAGATCTACCAGTAAAATCCGTGGTTAATCTTGCAGCTAAGTCGTCTTGCATTTCTTTAGGTCCCATAACATCTACTAGATAGTCTTTTCTTTTATAATAAATACATTTAGGACTACAATTTGCGCTCATTAGCTCATCATTGCATCCAAACTTATACCCTTTATTATAAGCATATTCGACCTGATCTGCGACTTCTAGTTCGTTAAGACTTCCATTGTTCCATTCTTTTAGTGCTGCTTTCGCTGCAGTTGATGGAAGTCCATGTCTCCTAAAGTGAGAAACTATTCTTAATAAGGTTTTGTGTCGTGACCCTTCTTGTGGTCCTACATTATACATTGTTTGTACACATGTAGCGACTTTTTTTGGTTCCATTACTTTCCCCATAGGTCTTGTCATTTCAACCTTTGTAATAATATGTTCCTCAAGTTCTCCGTCCCCAATTAATACTTCATATGGAAACTCGAACCGTGGTGTTTTTGCTAGTTTATGTATCTCTTCTGTTGATAGAGTCATAGCCTCGTTATATGTTAGAGGAATTTTATATAAATTCGTCTTTGGATTTATTGTATGGGCTACTCTATACAGTCCAGTCCTTATATAAACCATAGGGTCTATATCGGGTAATAACTTTGTCATTGTTTCTTTTACATGAAAAGGTAATGAATCGCTAGCTGGAAAATTAAATACAGTATTTGGTATGATTATATGATAACCGCTACCAGAGAAATAAACTCTAAAATTACTTGTTTGTAAATCGAGTTCTTCTGTTAATGCATATAATATTCCTTGACATTTTCTTAAAGTATATTCATCGGTATTCTGTTCTTTGTCTATATCTATAAGAATGTTGTCAATATCTCGCACACCATAATAATTACGTAAGCTATTATTATTAGAATCTGCGAAATCAACGGCGTCAAAGCTATAAAGATACATAGAACGATACAAAGCAGTATTATTGCTGAAGTGTCCTTTGAGCTCATCTTTAGGAATGAGAACCCCCCGTTTCCGAGGGGTCTCTTTTGCAATCTCTATATAATTATAGGTTTGCAATGTCTATACCGTCCGTGTTCATCGCTTGAGAACCTACATTTGTTTGTGTAGCAGCAGTACCATTTTGATGATCTGCAGGTGCCTCTTTCAAGTAACCTTTAGTTTTCATAAAATTGATATAGCTTTCAAGCTCTTTCTCACTGCCGTTTCCAGCCTTAAGAATTTTATTGTGAACTCTGGTATAAGCATTTCCATTCTTAGCAAGTTCTCTATAAACATATATAGTGCATCTGCTGTCTTTGTAATTAGCCATCAGATAATCACATATGTCATCGATCTTTTGCTCATTTGAATCACACCATTCGCCATGTTGGTTTACACCACCCATGTCACCTAATGCATCAAATAAGAAAGTTACTCTTTTAAGTAATGGACAATCCTGGATAGTTCCATCTGGATTCTTTTCCCATGACCCTGTAACTTTCATAACTCTCGGATATTCAGATCCTTCAACCATAAACTCAACTAACAAATATACGTCCGCCCAATCATATTTGTGCGATTCATCAGTTACTTTTGTTAAAGAACCTGTCTTGATACCAAGCCAGTCTCCGCCGCCTGACTTTACTTCTGACCTCATTATTGCCATTATTTATCCTCCTTATAGGAATTGATTTCGTTTAGTATTTCGTTATAGTCAAATGGTAATAGCTTTTGTGCTAATGGTTTAAGCCTTGAGCCTACCATTCTTTCGTCGTAACCTTCGAAGCTTATGCAGTATGAGCCATCGTCTTTGTTAATAGTTGTATATCCTATAACATCAGCTTTAGCACATAATATTCTGCCTAAACCACTTGGTAGATTAGGAGCTAACTGAACTTTATCATCAGTTACTGCAGTAGATTTCGAATGACTACATATAACTAAATTGCCACCAACTTTTTTCATAAAGTCTTGTAACTTTTTAACTATATCAGCATTCTTTTTCTTTGCAGCTGCCCAATCACTACCCCATGAACCGTCGCCCATATTCTCGATACCTAAGTCGTTTTTAACAACGTCTTCTATCCAGATATTAACTTGGTCTATGGTGTCGATTACTACCGTATCATACGGATAATCATGCCAATTCTTCATTAAATCTTGTATGATTTCTGCTAAAGAATAGGCGGCCATTGGTTTGCCTCTATTTGAACCAGCTCTATAATAAAAACCTCTCTCTTCAGGAGGTATTACTTCTACAACTTCTTGTCCATTTTTAACAACCTTTACGCCGTCTTTTTCTTTAACTCTAATCGGAGGATTTAATGAACAACAGGTCACTACATTTGCTTTGTCAACGAAGTCTGCACCTAAATCTGTATCTATTACTAGACACGAATCAGATCCACCTTTACTCCATTTAGAAGCTTGTGTAGTTTTGCCACTTTTTGGTTGGCCAATGAAATACCAAGTAATTCCACCAGGTAATTCATCTTTCCAGTTGGTTTCTACTTTGTTAACTTGTAACATGTTACTCCTTTTTTTAGGGTTAATTAGGCAATAGTGTGGTTTGATTTTATGACTATGCACCATCCACTGGACAGTCCCCTATCCCTATTGCCTAAATATTAATTTACTGTTGAGGTTTAACGAGGTGTTCTCGTCTTAAACTAACAGGACCTAACGACCCCCAAATGTACGCATAATACAATCTATTTTGCAAGACATTAAATGCTTGTGATAGTCCAAATGATGCTGCTAATGAACCACAAAAGATTGTATGTTTAGCTGTACATGGATCGTCAGCTATTTCTGAGCTAGGAACATATGAGTCCATGAAATAATCGTACTCACGGGTAACAGTTATTATTTCATAACCCAATGCTCCCATCCTCATATCTATTAAGAACTCTCTATTTGGGTTTTCTTTCCATTGTTCATATACTGCAAGTCTAACTTCCATATTGTCTGGTGTTAGAAATACTTTGTTTTCCAATGGCATTCCACTTTCCCAAAAATGAGGTCTTGCTTTAACATTACAACTTTTATTTAACTGATGTAATGTTTCTTCTGCTGCTTGAAGTTTAGTGCAATTTAAGTAACACTCTGGCCATGAGGTTGTGGATAGATTGTGTTCCTCTAACCTGTCAGGGTCCCAAATTGTTATTTCCTTAAATCCCATTATTGCAGCGTTTTGAAGTAATGCCGAACCTATTCCGCCAGCACCTATAACCGTTATCTTGTCCAATTTAGATTGGTCGATAAGGTCTTTGTTTCTAAGATACCTGTCTGCCATATTCGTCTACTCCTAGTTTTTTAAGCTTTTGATTAAGCTTTTTCTTGTTTATTCTGCCTCTGTCAAAGTCAAGCATTATCTTGTCATATTCTTGGAATACGTCAAAGTCCATTTCTGATCCTATTGCGTTGTAAGAATTAAAGTCAAGATATTCATCATACCTGTCGTTGATGTCTATGGCTTCGTCGTGTTTTTGGGCTTCGCCCTTGATGTCTCCGAATAAAGTAGCCTGATGATTAGTCCCTCTATTATTATATTTGAAAAGAGTAGTCGTTTCTGGCTTTTTGTTTTTCTTTATCCATTTAGCTTCCTTTTTCCATTCAGGCAATACTTCTGCAACACTTTCTGTTTCAATATTATCTATTTCAACAATATGTATTTGTCCAAATTGATCAGGATAACTAACACCAAAGAACAATTCTTTTCCAGGTTTAGTAGATACAACTAATGAATAATAAAAATTTTCATTTGCTCCATCTATTAATTGTTGTTCATCAGTACCTGAAAAGAATGCACCCATACTATGATGTGAATGAACATTACCTTGTACCCAAGATTTTCCTATTTCTGGAAACTCTTTTCTTAATTTTGGATACAATTTGATTAGGTCTTTGCCATCCCAATCTGTATTACCACTAGTACCTAAATCAAGAGGATACCAGTACTCAAGTCTTATTTTCTCTGGAAACCCGTTCTCATCTTTTTCATGAGAATACCAAGCAGGGCCAGACCATTCAAGATTCTTAAAGGTCTTGAGAAAATAATGTAGCTTGTCCATCATCTGTTTCGAGATGTATAATGTCGGACTTGTTGAGCTCATTTACGAACCTCCTTTTGTCTTTTTCTAACTGCTGCATTGCTTGTGTATATACAAATCTCTCTATAGCTCTATATCTTTTACGATAATTTATAAAGTCTATATCTTCAGAGTTTGCATTCCACAAATATCCTGTTGCAGTTGCATTTTCTGGTTTACCTTTTCTAAGTAGAATCATAAAATTAGATAATTTGTGTCCAGCAAACTTCAGCTCTTTAATAAATTTAGCTGATGTTCCTCCGTCACCTATTATCTTACGTAGATCCTTTCTTAGTTTGCTAGTATCTTCTCTTCGTTTAGAGTCTAATACTACTGTATACCTTCTATTTAGATTCCATTTGTTCTGATATTCGCAAGCGTTTAATTTATCAGACATTTCTTTTAAACTTTTCATCATTTCACTATCTAATGCTCCTGTGTAATCAAGATATAGTTTAATTAAAAATATTCTAACAAATTCAGTTGCCTCTAGAAGACTCATTTCGCCATATATTTTAGCTAGATAGATATATCCCAATATTTTATTCATGGCCTCTGCCAATGGATTTCTATCATTATAAGCATATGTCATTAAATTATCTTCCCAAGTGCTTTGTTCGCTTATAAATGGAAACTCTATGTCAAGACCGCTCAATCTATAGTCTGCTGATACTTTTAGCATTCTATAAAATTGTCTTAGTTCTTGACCTTGTACTTCGATAGTACCCCAAGCTGGAATATCTTTAGGCCAGTTCCAACGCATTGGATCTTTTGCTAAACCTTGTATATCCATATCACCTGGTTCATCAACTTCGGGAGCAAACATATCAAATATTTCTTGTCTTGAATAAAGACTATAACATATTTTTCTTTTTTTGTATGCTGTTCCTCTTATATATGTGCTTCTACCATAATAACTACTCAAGTATGCTTTTATTTGAGAAAAGAATCTCATATAATTACCTGATGTTATAGCATCTGCAATATCTCCTTGATGACTACCAAAACACGGCTTACCTCCACTTAAATGAGGATGGTCTGCATGTTGCCATTTTACTACACCATCTATTGTTAATGGATAATAAAACATATATTGCGGTTGACCATTTGCGAATTGAACATTTAACCAATAATCCCCTAAATGTAAATGAGGACGATATTTGCATATAATATCTTTAAAGTTTACTAGATAGCAATCTGTCAATTCCATATTAGTTTCTTCTGTTTGTGGATTGAACTTTGGCATTTCTAGCTCTACTTTCTTTACTTCATATTTTATGCTTATCTTTTTGGCTTGTTGCTCTAAAGGTATTGGTAACTCTTCTAAATTGGCTGTTGATTCTAGCCAAAATTCGAGCATTTCTTTCATTAATTGCATAATACCTCCTTGTTTTATATTATGAGAGAGACCACGCTTGCTAGTCCGCCACGTATGACTAGTTTGGTAAGGCTTATATCTAACGGATGGTGGTTTTAGCCGTAACTCTCTCACAATATTAATTAAAGCCGACCTAAATCAAATTACTTACCTGATTTATTCTTAGCTTTCATGATTACAATAGTATCGCCTTCTTGTAACCTTCCAGCGGCTGTTACTCTTCTTTCTTCGCCGTCTTCACCTGTTACTTCTACTACTGCGTCAGACATTTCTACATTGTACTCTCTTAATAGATCGCCTAATGTTGAAAATGAACCTGATTCAAATGTACCGCCTCTTGTGTAAGATGATACTTCTACGTTTACTGTGTTATTAGCTGGCATAATGCCTCCTTTACTTATTTAGTTAACTGTTCATTGGTTCAGGGTATCTTATATCTACAATATTGTCTACCACTTCACCACCCTGTGCTACTGGCATGCCCATAAAGGCTTCCGATTCTTCACTTACTCTCATTTTAAATAAGAGATTTGGCCATTTGGTAGTCGCTGATTGCAACCATCCCATTGGAGGTGACCAAGCTGTTTCAAATGAATACCTACACATATCTTCGTCATCATCTTCATGTGTTGTGTATCCAGCGTCCCACTTAGTTCCCCAGGTACGAATTGACCAGTCGTACCAATCTTTAGAACCATACTTTTCAAGGTTCTCTATCGCTAATCTTCCTTCTTCGACATCATTTACTTCAAGTTTGTTTTCAAAATAAGCCATTAATTTTGCTCTTTTTTGTTTAACACTATCCTTTTCGTTAATAATATCTTCTTTAACCCATTTATAATCAAAGTATTCATCTAATTGCTTGTAATCTTTATCTTTAGCTTTTAAATAGGTTATTGCTTCATCTACTGTGCCACCAGATGTAATTCTTAAAGTTGATGGCATTGGTTCAGCACCTTCAAACGTAAATTTAGTTCTATTTCTAATATTGCCATCTTCTTCTACTACTTTTTCCTCTATTATGGATGACTTTTTAAAATCTCTCATTTCTTTTTGAGATTCTGTGCTACCGTCACTCCATACTTCTAAATCGTTATAACACCAATTAGGCATGATCACTCCTTTCATTGTAGACTATAATACCCTCTTTTATTATTTTTAGAGCATCTTCATCTAGTTTTAAGTTTTTCACAAAAGTTCCATCACCTTTATGAGCACTTAACATTTTAATTTCTATAGTAAGTCCATAATTGTCAGGTATTAGCTTAACATTCTTCATTCTATAGAATATACTGTCTCCTTGAGCCATTATACTTCCTCCTTATTTTTAAAGTCCCTTATTAGTTCAACACTGTAATATTTATTACAATCATTACATTGCCATATTTCATAAGGCCATACATCATCAGCCTCAAAATAATGTAAGTTTTCTTCTTTACAACAATCAGACATATGTCCTCCTTCTTTTAAATTGTTGGCATACATTGCATAATGACCGCTATAGCTTTTAAGTCTTCTGCCCAGGGTATGCCAGCCAGGTCTTGTACTACTAAAATAGATATTTAACTATGTAATACCAAATAACTGCTCCTATAAAGAACATAGAAACATATATAACCCAATTAGGTAAATTTGATAAAAAATCCATTGTTTTCTCCTCTATTATTATATTTATAGTATATAGTGAAATATTTGGGGCTACAACTAATCGCCAAAGCTGTAACCCCGCGGTATACTGGGGGTATCCCGATTGGTCGGCAAACCTTGATTGGTTTACCTTGTAAGGGCGATTTTTTCTAGTATTTTATTACTTTATGATTAAATTTCTTCTTTACTACTATTACGCTGTTATAAATATGGTCTTTTGGTTTATTACTTTCTTCATAGTGCTTACTTTCACTTGTATCTAGATAGTTTACTATTTTCTTTAGGTGTGTTGTTTCGTTTTTATTTAGATACATATCACCTCCGTGTTGATGTATGCAATTACAATGCGCTAATAGGATTTCTCAGGGGTCAACGGATAGGAACTGGCAATTATCCTAAATAGGACCATGCTCTTGTCGGGCCGTATATACCTGGTGCACTTCACGCATTGTAAAATATTGCATACAGTTGTTTTTTCTTCATCCGTTGGAATTTCGCTTTGTTCTCAGACGGATATTTGTTTGCTGCCCAGTTGACGAGTTCGTACTTATACCTAAATGGACAGTATTTGTTTGTTCTCCACATAATTTGCCCTCCATGTAAAGATTATAAGAATCTTCCTCGATTCCTGGTTCTAGTTGATAGGCTGATTTACCTAGCCTTATTTGCTCTTCCTCATACATTATTTGCTGATACTCAAACAGTGCTGCATCATAGTCATCATAATACTCTTGTTGATCCATCAGCATTTCTTTTACTCTTCCCATACTTCCTCCTAATCGCTTATAAGTTTACCATTTAAATGATCCATTTCATGACATATTACTGTTGCGTAGTAATCATTGAATGTGTATTCTTCTTTACCATTCTTTATCACTACTTGTCTTGGTCTTTTTAAATGGTATGGTTTCTTTCCATTTTTAATAGACATACATCCTTCAGTGCTGTCTTGTAAGTCATCACCGCTGTATGCTATTATCTCTGGATTTTCAAAAATCATTATTTTATTGTTATACCATATACCAAAGACTCTATTGTTCATAAATAGTTGATTTGCAGCTATTCCTACTGCTTTACCTTTATTTATGATTAAATATTGTCTTATTTTTGTAATGCATTTACTATTATCTTCATACTCTACACATTTAGTGTGCAGTTTAGTTTTGTCTGTTTGAACTCTCATTACACCTCCTTGTGTAGTTTATTTAAAATGTATGCGACAAAGGCCCGATTACTTGTCTAGAATTTTCATCGTTTCCATAGCATCTTTGATTATAGTGGTCTGTCGCCATTACCACTAACAGTTCTGTTAACTTCATGACTGTTTTTTAAATTTTTGGCAGTTTACACAGTATTAAACCCCTGTGTTATCGGCTACGTTGATCGCCCAATGTTCATTAAGTAACTGCCAGACTTAATTACTAATTGTGAATAATCCTTTATTTAGACTCGTAATTATTCGTGCTACGAGCTTGAGTTGTTCATTTATGCTCTATGGTTTCATAAATACTTTCCTCGCCCATTTATATCGTTTTCTTAGTAATCTTACTACTAATCCTACGATATTAGAGGCTATTACAAACATTATCATAATTACTACCATAGTAATAGATAATCTTGCTAAAAAGCTTAACCAATGTTCAGGTAAAAATGTATACCAGAATGCAATGGCTGAACCATAGATTACAATGAACTGCAAAGGTTTAAATAAGTGTTTATATCTAAACATTACTTACCTCCTTCATTTATCATCTTTTGAGCTTTGCTTAGCCCTAAAGATATTGTGTTAACTTCGTCAGTTCTTTCCACACTTATAATTGACCCATTTAAAGGGTTATAATAGTGAAAATACGAAGGTTTATCATTTATGCTTACTTGACCATCATTCATAACTGTTTGCTCCTTATTATGCTTATTTTATGTATACTATAATACTCATAGCTCGCTCTATTGTGGACGAACTTAAAAAGGGATATACGAATGTATACCCCTTAATAATCGGCTTTGTGAAGCCTTTAGAAGGATAATGAGGATTTGATAGGTGTGAAAGTAGGTGTGAATATTGCAGAAATCCTTTGAGTTACCTCGCCTGTTTCTTTGTCGACATACTCAAAGATGTTTGATTTCTTCAATGTGTAAGTAGAATTTGGTTTATGTTTCAAATCCTTATTATAGTTGTTGCTAAACTCTTGAACCATAGATTGAATATTGGCTTTACTCAAGAGTTTTGGAACTACTGCACCTTCATTAGGTATAAATATCACTTGAATATTATTAGAATACACTTTTTGATTATTTGCATCTAATAAGTCTGGATATTTAGTTATAATGGTATTAGTAGTAGGACTAACTTTAGGTTTACCATTATCATCTAAAACCACGACTTTAGCCTTAGATGTATCAGGTGTTATAGTATTCTTGTAAGATTCAACTGATAATTTAACTTTGCTCATAATTAATATTCCTTATTTTATTATTTATTATTAAGATTAATTGTGGGCAACCTGCCCAAGCAGGATAGGGGAAGAGCCACACTTGGCTCAAGTTGAACTGAACCGTCCTGGATTCAACCTGGCAAGGCACCCCATGCCGTAGAATCCGACGGGGTCGGGTCAATGTATATCACGTACACCAATTCTTGGGGAAATTTTTACAAATGCCTTTTTCAACGTAAAATAGGGCTTTCTAGGCTAGATCTAGGTAAAAGGTAGGTTAAGGTACCCTGAAATATTTTTTAGTTTATTTTGGGCAAATATAATATTTTAAAGATTTTATTGGATAATACTATATAAGTATACTATATTACCTATACTATAGATTACGGCGTTCCTGTACTTTAATGTTCTATAGACAGACTATAGACAAACTATATTGAACTTTATTTAAATATACTACAGGAGTAGTAATGTCTAGTAAATACACTACAATAAAGACTGATGAACCTAAGGTTAGGTGGTCTACTACTATCCCTATAGATAATATAAGAAGATACCCAAGGAGTAACCGTGCTTCCAACAAACACAGAGAAGGCACTAAGTAAACTAGACATCCTTATTATACTATGGATAATAGACAAACTTATAATGATAGGAATAATACTAATATTTGATTAGGAGGAACTATGCCTAGATTTGGAAAAAGATCAAGAGCGAACCTTGCAAGTTGTCATGAAGACCTGCAAAAAGTATTTAACGAAGTAATTAAACATGTAGATTGCTCAGTTATTGAGGGTAATCGAAGTAAAGAAAGACAGAATAAACTCTATGACGAAGGAAAAACTAAAGTACGTTACCCAAATGGTAGGCATAACGCTATCCCTAGTAACGCTGCTGATGTCGTTCCTTACCCTATTGACTGGGAAGACAGAGAGCGTTTCCACCTTTTTGCTGGGTATGTCCTTGGGGTGGCTCGTGGGATGGGTATTACTCTTCGTTGGGGAGGAGACTGGAATATGAACTTTGAAGTAGATGACAATAAGTTCGATGACTTTCCACACTTCGAATTATGTACGAAATAACTATTAAACATAAAGATAAGGGTCGTGTATCTTATAAAGTGTTTACAAAAGATGAAGCCGATAGCGATAATTTAAGTTATACCTATTGGAAAGAAGCAGAAAAAGGAGAATATGCGCTCACTGATGATAACTATGTTGGAAAGGTCATCCAGAAGAAGAAGTATGAATCAGCTAATGGTGTTGAGTCTTATTATGTTAGGATGCCTTTTGGTTATGCCTTTCATTCTCCTCGTTATCCTAATCAAAAACTTAAAGCAGATGGTAGATTATCTAATCACACGTTATCGGGAAAACCGCAGCTTGAAGTAAGAAAAGGATCTAAGGAGTGGAGAGACCTTGCTATGGTATATGCCGTATGTTTTGATATGGATTTAGCGATAGATCAGGTATTTGAAAACCCAACTCCATCTAAAAGAAGAACAGTTAAAAGATGGATGAGAACACAGGAGTTTAAAAGTATGGTAAAAGATGAATTAAAAGAAGTTTTAAGTGAAAAAGGATATAATAGGTCAAAAGCAATTGACTTATTAACTGAAGGCCTTGAAATGGCTAAGGTAAAGAATGATGTTACCAATTTCTTAAGAGTTGTAGAGAATATACAAGATATGTTAGGTATGAAGGATAAGACTGTAACTCAAACAACTACTCAATTAGAAGCAACCTCTACTAGAAAGCTTTTAGATGAAATAGCTGAAGAAGAGCAACATTTAAAAGGTACTCAGACTCAAATAGAAGAAAAGACATCTACAGATAAGTAATGGAAGATTATGAGGCTTTATATCAAAAAAAGCAAGCACTAAAGAAATTAAGAAGTAATATTGCTTTATTTGGTAGGACATGTTTTCCAACAGCCCTAAGAAAAGCTACTCCTCCATTTCACCATGAAATATATAGAGATTTAAGAAATAGAGATAAAAAAAGAGTTTTAATAGCAGCGCCTCGTGGAACGGCAAAATCTACAGTTACCTCACTACTCCTACCTATGCACCGCATCGCATTCAAGGCGGACAATGAAGAAGAGTTCATTGTAATCATCTCCGAATCACAGGCGCAGTCTATTAACTTCTTATCTCGTATTAAATATCATTTAACTCATAGTGATAGGTTTAAGCAATTATTTGGAGATATGGGACCTACTACTGCTAGAAGATGGACTGCAACTGATATAGTAACTGCAAATGGCGTTAGGATAGTAGCGGTTGGTACTGGACAAAGAGTTAGGGGTTTTATTGAGGGTGATACAAGACCAACATTAATTATTGTAGATGACTTTGAATCAGAATTAAATGCTTTTACATTAGAAGCAAGGGCTAAAAATAGAAAGTGGATGACAGAAGCTGTTATACCATCATTATCAGATGAAGGTAGGATAGTTATGATTGGTACAGTTATATCAGAAGATTGTTTTTTATATTGGGCTAAAGATTCTTCAGCATGGAATGTGTTGTGGTATAGTATAATAAATGAGGATGGAACTCCTATATGGCCCGAAAGATTTCCTAAAGAAAGAATTGACCAAATAAAAGAAGAATATGCATCTGTTGGTAATATAAATGGTTTTTACCAGGAGTATATGAATATTGCTCAATCGCCAGATGAAGCTCCCTTTAAACCTGAATGGATTAAATTACATCAATATGAATATAAAAGGGTTGGTGGTCAACCATGCTTAGTTAAAGAAACTGGTGATGGTGAAAAAGTTATTCCAATAGAAGTATATGGCGGTGTAGATCCTGCATCATCTTTGTCTGCAAGAGCAGACTTCTTTGTTTTAATAACTTTAGGTATAGACCATGAGGGTAATAAGTATATAATAGATTTATATAGAAAACACGTTTCTCCAGCAGAGCAGCCTGATATAATAATAGAAAAGTTTAAAAAATATAGACATAAAAAAATGAAAATAGAGACAGTTGCTTACCAGGAAGCATTAAGAGCAGCAGTTAAAAAACGTATGTTAGAAGAGAATCTATATATACCTGGATTAGAAAAGGGTGTTAAGCCTAGAACAAGAAAATCAGAACGTTTATTGTCTTTAGTTCCTATGTTTGCTAAGGGTGAGTTTTATTTTAGAAGCCAAGACACAGAAGCACAAGCAGAGTTTTTATCCTATCCAAAAGGTAAGCATGATGATATAATGGATGCGGTATGGACTTCATTAGAAGGGTCAAGGCCTTGTAGAATAAAGTCCTTAGATCCAGAAGCTAAAGAAAATAAATTTAAAAAAGTCCTTGATTGGATGACATTATAATTAATATATTATATTGCCTCAGTGTAGGCATAATATGGGGGTATTAAAAGCATTGGCAGATGAAAATTATCAGAATCCTGAACAACCCACTGAAGATTATACAAAGATTGTAGAAGAAACCAAAGAAATTTTTGACTTATATAAGCGAAAAAGAGACATTTGGGAACATCAGGCAAGGGAAGACCAGGAATATCGTTTAGGACGACAATGGACGATAGAACAAGAAAAGACTCTTAAATCAAGGGGTCAAGCTCCTATTGTCGTTAATAGAATACACCCAGCAGTAGAAACAGCAAAAGCAATGCTTACTGCAAATAGACCCTCATTTAAAGTATCCCCAAGAGAAGATAGTGACACTAAAGTTGCTAATGTTTTAAATGCATTACTTTCTTACATGTATGATATATCAGATGGACGTTCTATTGTTAGAAATGCGGTAGACGATTACTATGTAACTGGACTTGGTTATTTTATGGTATATCAAAACCCACAAGCAGACGATGGTAAGGGAGAAGTTGTATTTAAAGATGTTGACCCAATGGATGTTTATGTAGATCCAAATTCCAGAGACCAGTTCTTTGATGATGCTGAAAACATTATTGTATCAAGGAATTTCACAAAAGCACAAGCTAAAGCTTTATATCCCCAATATAAACAAGCAATTGACGCTGCACATGGAATGTATGATAGTGATGAAATCATAACAGGAAATACAGATAACACTGGAATCACTTTCCCTGGAGATATAGACACATTAGAAGATGGTCATTACGTTAGAGGATATGAAAGATATTATAAAGTTGAAGAACTTGCTTACAGAGTATTTGAAAAATTCTCTGGAACAGAATATCGTTTTAACGAAGAAGAGTTTCAAGCATATATTAACCAGAGAATAGGAGTATTAAATGGTAATATATTAATGGGCTCTGAAATTGAAAAAGCTCAAGAAACAGTATCTAAGCAAAAGCAAGATATAATGGATAAAAATCTTAAAATCATTGAAGATGATGTATATAGATTATCAGAAGAGCTTGAAGTTCAATATCAAGAAACAGAAAAGCAATTGGAGGAACAAGTAGCTTTAGGCAATATGATTCCAGATAGAATGGAGCTAGAACTATCTAATTTAAGGGAAAATATTGACAAACAAGTTACTCAGACGCGAGAACAGGCTATGATAGACGCTGGTAATGCTACGGAAATACCTGGTGTAGAGATGAAAACAATGGCTCATCTTATTCAGGAGGGAGCAGTCGAATCTGTTCCTATATCTATCACAAAAGTGAAACAATGCGTAATTATCGGCGATACCTATATTTATTCCAGGATTCTACCAACAAGTAGCTATCCTATTGTCCCAATTTGTAATTTACATACAAGAACACCTTATCCTATCTCTGATGTTCGTATGGTTAAAGGATTACAAGACTATATCAATAAAACTAGGTCTTTGATTATTGCTCACGCAACTACATCTACAAATATGAAAGTGCTAGTGCCTTCTGGTAGTGTAGATATGGCGGAGTTTGAAGAAAAGTGGGCACAACCTGGTGTTGGTATAGAGGTTGACTTTGATATGGGGCAGCCTGTTGTCGCAAGTCCAGCTCCTCTTCCGAATGAGCTCTACAATAACGAACAGACCGCTAAAAACGACATAGACCATCAATTAGGACTGTACGAGATGATGATGGGAAATTCCCAAGCTGCCCCACAAACTTATAAGGCAACTATATCTTTAGATGAGTTTGGTCAAAGAAAAATTAGATCTAAATTAGCTGATATAGAGGGAGCTTTACAAAGAGTAGGAAAAGTGGCTGTACAATTAATGCAAGAATTATATCAAGAAGAAAAAGTATTTAGAGTTGTCCAAGCAAATAACTCTTTAAGTGAATATGCAATTAATAAAAAAATGTGGGACGACAAAACTAATGAAATAAAGATTTTTAATGATATTACGGTAGGAAAATATGATGTAGTATATGTATCAGGTTCGACACTTCCAAGCAATAGATATGCGGAACTCGAATTTTATATGGATGCTTACTCTAAAGGTCTTATCGATAAAGCAGAAGTGCTTAAGAAAACAGAAGTTTTCGATATGGAGGGCGTACTTCAAAGAACAGATACTATCAACCAGCTTACGCAACAAGTCGAAGGTCTAACAAAGCAGCTTAAGAAATTAGGCGGTGATATGCAAACGTTAGAGCGAGAAAATGTTCACCTTAAGCAGAAGGTTGAAGTCGAGAAGTTTAAAACTGAACTCGATACAACAAGTCAGAAAGCTAAATTAGCTGGAACACTTTTTGAGAAGAGATTAGATGATAACTTGTCAATGTTAAGGAAAGACGCTCAAGATGCAGCAAAGAAACCCGACGCACCTTCTTCCGCATCTAAGAAGCCGTCAAAAAGTAAGAGGAAATAGAAATGGACGCTAATCAAGAAAATGCGGCTCAAGAGCAACCTGAAATTCCAGCAATGGAGCAGGAAGCTATTGATACCCGTATTGAAAGAGATGACCAGGACTTTAGATTTGAACAGGATTTAGGATTACCTATTCCATCAGATGGGGCACCGCAACCACCTCAACCAGGTAGTAATGCAGTGTTAGGAAATGAGCAACCAGCAGAACCTGCTGCACCTGCTCCAAATTTTTCCCAAAATGAAGTAGCTCCTAATAACGATAATGACAAAGTCCGCTATGAATACTGGCAGTCGCAAGCTGCCCAAATGAAGAATCAATTGGATGCCGTTAAAGAATATATGCCTATGGTAGATTATTTAAGAACGAATCCCGAGGCCGTTGCTAATTTAACACCTAATGGAAAAGCTCCTGCAGGTCAGCAACCACCAAGTCAGGAACCAGAGGAGTTTCCTCCTCCACCTGAAAAGCCTGAGCAACCTCGTGGATTTTCTCGAGAAGAGGCAATGAGTGATCCTTCATCTGAAAGCGCAGTTTATTTAGATAATGTTGAAAAGTGGAGAGATGATATGCAAACATATAATCAACTTGCTTCTCAATATGAAATAGCTAAAATGCGCGAGAACTATGATGAAAAAGTTAATGCATTAGAAGAACAAGAAAAGATACGAAATGCCAAAGCCGCTGAAATAGAGGAAATGGGTCGTATCAGATCTTATGTAGGACAAAGGTATAATCTGGGGGACAAATTGGACGATTTCATTAATACAATGAATGACCCAAAGTCAATTAATATGGACGATTTGGTAGGTTATTATCAATATAAAAATGGTTTAACCGCTCAACAAAGTCGACCTGTGCAACAACCGCCAAGACAGGCAAGTAATAACTTTAGGCAAACTCAAAGAGCCCAAAGTGTTCCAAGGCCTATGGGGGTTCAGCCAGCTCAGAATCCACAGACCTCTTCCAATGATAATGATTTCATGAGTTCTTTAATTAAAGACAACAATAACAAATCATTTCTCTAAGGAGGGAATAAAAAATGGGTGATTATGCAAATAATCAATTGATTTCTTCAGCTCCTAGTAATTCATTCAGCATTGGGACTAACAGCCCTGCTGTAGATAATATAAGAAGAACGTTTGGTATTGGTGACAAAGTTGCGGAATTAGCTCCAGAGACATCAATTTTCTTCTCATATTTATCAAAATTAGGTAAGAAATCAACTGACGAAACAGTATGGAGACCATTGGAATATAGAAATCAATGGCAAAGACGTAATTTTACGGTAGAACAATATAAATTAACAGTTACTACACTAGGTGATGGTACCGATGGTGCTATCACAGGTATCGCAGATGGTGCTAGTGGAACAGCTGCTGATCACGTTGTTTTTCACGTAGATTACGATAAATATGGTAAAATAACAGCAAGTGGTGGCGATTTAGATGTAGCAGGTGATGCTTACACTGGATTTGCTCCTATTTTCTTGACAAAAAACCAAGTAGTTAGAATAGATGGTGAAGCTTATAAATTAGTAAGTGAGCCATATTATTATAAATATACTGCAACTAATACAGCGGCAGTATCAACTAAAGCAAAAGCAGGAACTGAAAAAGGTTTCGCAGTAGTAGCTTTAAACGGACTAGAAAAGATAGCAGATGCTGGTAACAGCGCTATCACTGGTGAAGAAGCAGCTTGGAATAAAAAAGGTCAAGTAATGGGGTCACAATGGGGTGAGGCAACTGGTGCTCCTGATGGGTTCAGAGATGAACTAAGTTCTGTTGAGTTCTTTACACAGATATTTAAAACATCAGTACCTTTAATGTCTGGCTCTATGCAAGCTACTAGATACAGAGGATATGCTAATGAGTGGAAACGTATTTATACAGAACACTTAAAAGCACATAAAATGGATCTAGAAAATGCATTCTTATTCGGACATGGTGCTTATCATTCAGCTGATGAACGTTTCTCATGGGGTGTAGAGCCTTTTATTAGAAACAAAGGTGGTAAAAAGTATGAAGTAGCATATAGCGGAACTGCTAGTAACGGTTCAGGCTATGATGTTAATACTGGATTCCACTACGATGGTATTGTAGACATTATGGATAACTTTATGAATTGGGAAGGTGGAAATAGTGGTCAAAAACTATGTTTAACTTCTAGAAAAGTTATCAACTCTCTACATAAAGTAGGTGCTGGAAACTTCTTATCAAACTCTTTAAAACCAGAAGGTACTGCTTCAGAAGCTTCAGGTGTATTTAGAGCTGGTATGGATATTAAGACTTCTAGCTTTATGCCTATCGACATCACATCAATCTCAACATCATGGGGTTCTATGAATTTCGTAGCACATCCATTATTTAGAGGTGATATGGAAGATACAGCAGTATGTGTAGATCTTAACAACGTTACTTTAAGACCATTAGCAGGAAATGGAATATCGAGAGATACATTCATTGAAACTAATGTTCAAGAGAACGATATTGATGGCAGAAAAGACATGATCATAACAGAAGCAGGTCTGGAAATTATGTTACCAGAAACTCACGCTGTTATTGACTTTGTTTAGTCAACAATAGTTAACACAATCAAGGGACGGGGTGATTAATTTCACCCCTAACCTTATAAAGGAAATAAATGGCTTATACAATAACATCAGGAACAATTGCAGAAAAAGTAATCGCTGTTTTAGGCGAGGAAAATACTGACTATCTAGACGATATGGTTGGATTAGACCAATTGTTTGAAGATGCTATTTGGGATATAGCAACATCTTTACCCAAAAGGATGTTAATGAGAGAAGCAGAGGTTGATCCAAATGGTGCTAGTTTATATAACACTCAAACACAACAATGGTCAACTGGAAAAGGAACTCCTTACACTGTAGATGATAAATTAATATTAATGGTTATAAGAACAGCAGCGAATCATATTATGGACGGTGCAAGTATATCAACAGAGAGATATATACAAAAACCATGTAAAGAGATAGCGTATGAAGATTCATTTAAATCGCTAGATGCTAGTAGTATATATTTTGCAACTGATAGTTCTCCAGTATATTGGATAGAATCAATATCAGATACTACTAATAGTTTACAAACAGCACCAGCAACAACAGGGTGGCCTGGAAACAACGCAGCAGTACTAGCAAACGGAAGTTCTACTATACAAGTATATTTATACACTAGACAAACAATAGCTGACACAGATACGACTACCTCAGGATGGAACGTATTTACTAGCATTGCTAATGTTCCAGAGGAATCAGAAGATATATTTATAAAAAGAATAGCATTAAAGATTGCAGAAAGAAAACTAGCAACTATGGCTACTCAAGAAGAAGATACAGAATTATACCAATTACTTCAAGGTGTTGTTGCAAGTTTAACACAAGAAATAAAAGATGGATTATTAAAACTACAACAAGAATGGGAAACTAACTAATGACTCAAAAAGAGCTAATAGAAATTATACAGCAGCATTTTCCAGACCAAGGCGAGTCTATAATAAGAAGTTCTTTAAATAGAGCTTTAAATGATTTTACTGCAAAAACATCTATAACTGATGCAGTTGCTACAGATACAATAGTAAAAGATAAAAGAATGTATGATTTAGACCCAGGAATGTTAACAATTAAAAGGGTTGAAATAGATAGTGTTCAGATACCTAGATTAGTTACTCCTCCAGTTAAAGGAGATTTAGATTAATGGCAAATATAGCAGATATACAAGGTAAATGGAGATGGTTTATTGATGGTGAACGAATTGCAATAGTAGAGAATAATATTGATTCTTTAGATGAAAGTATGGAAGGCAAATATGTCTCTCCTCAAACAGCAGGATCTATATTAACTGTTCATTATATTGCACTTGCAACACCTTTTACTACAAACTTAGAAGATACTCCTACAGATGTTCCTGCTCAATTTCATGAAGCAATAGCTTTTAAAGTTATAGCAGATTTATATAGACTTCCTGGAGAATCTATGAATTTACAATTGTCTCAGTATTATGATCAATTATATGCTGAGCAAGTTAGAGAAGGTAAGAAATACGCTAAAAGAAATCACATGAGGAGTGGGGTTATAAAGCCTCATACATATTAATATGGCATTTCAAAGAAGGCAAATAAACTCAACTTCTACTTTCCAAACAGGAACTGATGTAACTCCTGTAACATCGCCTACTTTTCAATTATGGCAAAATACTACAGGAACTACTAATACATGGAATTTAGGACAAGAATGGAGTACTACAGCGTCTAAAGAGAATTTAACTTTTAAAAAAGGTGTAAGTTCTGTTTTAACTCTTACTGCTCAAGGTGCAACAAATTTAACTTTTGTTAATCAAACGAGTGAGCCAAGCACGCCTGTTGTAGGAATGATGGCTCAGATTAACGGCGAACTAAAAATATACCTATAGGAGGGTAAACATAATGGCAAACTGGAAAAAGGTCGTTACTGAGTCGTCTGCGAATACTATATCTCAAGCGACTTCTGGTAACGCCGCAACAGCAACAGCTTTAGAAACAGCAAGAAATATTGGTGGGGTATCATTTGATGGTACCGCAAATATTAACCTGCCTGGTGTTAATCAGTCTGGAACGCAAGACACAAGTGGAAACGCAGCCACTGCAACTACAGCAACTACAGTATCAGATAACGCAATTACAATGGCAAAATTAGCAGGAATTGCTAGAGGTAAAATAATATATGGTGATACAAATGGAAACCCAGCATTATTAGATGTTGGCTCAAATGGACAAATTTTAAGATCAGATGGTACAGATATATCTTGGGGAGCAGATGCAGGATTTAACTTTCCTAGTGATTTAAATGCAGACGCAGGGGGTGGATTTACAATTGGAAACCAAGCTGATGATTTATGTACATTTACAGGAAGTGTTCAAGTAGGTACTCAGCTGCAAATATATGGACCTTCAAGTGGAACAGAAGACGCAATATTAAGATTAGCTGCTAATAATAATGCAACTTCTGCTAGTAGATTCGATATTTATGCAGACCATAGTGAGAGCAAACTTACTTTCAGAAGGTGGGTAAACAGCGGAACTAGCTCAATAATGGCTACTTTAGACGGCGATGGTCTTGACGTAAGTAATAATGGAATTAAGTGTAACAATATAGAAACAGATATTGATTTTACTATTAATGCGGTACAAGATTGCATTATAAAATTAGATTCTGATGAAGATACTAGTGCACATACAGCTCAATTTGAAATTCAAGACCATGATGGCAATATTGAATTTAAAGTAACTGAAGCTGGTGAAGTTACATCTACTGGTAGCATTACAGCAGGTGGAAATATATCTGCAGGGCCTAACACTATTACAGGTGCAAATGTGCAAGCAGTTGGAGGCACGTTAAAAGTAAAAAATAGTATTAATCAGGAAAAATTCTCAGTAGATAATAATGGTAATGTTACTATGGCTGGAGATTTAACAGTATCAGGTACAACCATTACAACTTCTACAGAGACATTAGAAATAGCTGATAATACATTAGTATTAAACTCTGATTTAACTGGAACAGCAGTAGATGCAGGGTTTGTAGTTCAACTTGGAAGTTCTTCTGGTAATAATGCTAATCTTTGGTATGATGTTACAGCAGGGGCAGATGATACTACTGGAAGATGGGTAGTAGGTAGTACCGATGATGGAACTGCTGAAATAGGTGGTTACTCAGCTGATATTATGCAAGTAAGGATTGATGGCGGTTACGACGCTAGCTCAACAGAAGTTCCTGTTGGACATATGCAATACGATAATGGCGTTTTATATCTAAGAGTTGAAGATTAATAAAGGAGTATAATGAGCGGATTAGTTAATAAAAGTGAAAAGGTATCGTTTAATATAGAAGAAACAGATTTGTTACTTAGGATACTAAATGATACCGATTTCAAAGGCTCTCAGGTTGCATTAGCCTCAAAACTAATGGAAAAAGTAATAAAAATACATACTAGCTTAATGAGCTATAAGGCGCAAGTTTAATGGCTAAGTGGGAAAAAGTAGTAACTGGGGGAACCTACGAAACTGTAACAGTGCAAAAAAGATATAGCGGCTTTAGTTCTTCTATTTTTGTAACTGGATATACAGACAACTCAACTGCTTCATCTAGAGTTTATGGTTTATCTACAAATATACCAACTGGAGGTATGCCTGGTTCATACAGTGATACTAGCTCTTATGGGTGGCCAATATATAGAAGTCCAGTGTTTATAGCAATGCAAGATTGTACAGTTGATGGTTTTGGAGGATTTGGAGAACAAGCTGGTACAAATATGGATGTGAGACTGGTAATATGGAAACATACTCCCGTAACAAGTAATTCGGCTAGTGCAGATGGCGATACTACTTTAGATAATATAGGGTTTATTGATTATGATGCAGCAGCAGATACAAGTTCTCTTCATGAATATAGAGATGGGACCATAGTAAGTAGCGCTGCATGCTCTTTAAACAAAGGAGATTCATTGCATGTAATGGCTACTGCAAAACCAGGAAATACAGGTATAGATAGTACATATTGGTACCTAACAACGGGAATAAGGATAAAATATTAATGGCAATATCTAAAGACGAATGGAAAAATCATAGTGAGTCAGATCAGGCTAAACTTGAATCAGGGGATGAGTCTGTAGTAGATTACGACCAAATTCCTGAATATGCTAAACAATTATTTGATAAGCTTAACATAAGCATCGATAAAACAAACGAGCATATTACAGATGTTTCAAATATGAAGTCTGATATTGCTTTAAATACTGCTAAAACTGGTATAACAAGTGCACAAGCAAGTGCAATTGTAGACAATACTGCTAAAACGGGCATAACTACTACTCAAGCACAGCAATTATCAAATTTAAATGCTGGAAGAGCAAGTGGTGTAGGAACAAACATCAGTAAGGTAACTGCACAAATTACAAAAATGGTAAACGTTAATGCAAAAACTGGTGCTGCAACATTAGATACTACTGTACTTTTATCAAATGGTACTAGATATACAATGTCGGAGACACTTACAAAGGTAACAAATAAAAAATGATAGACACATTAAAAACTTCAGCAGTAGGAGTAGTTGGATCTGCAACATCTCATACTTTATATTGGACCGAATGGGTTCCACCGCTTTTTAGTGCATTAGCGGCACTAGCAACTTTAATATTTATGTTAATTAAAATATACAAGGAGGTAAAATGAAGCAACTAATAGCAGATTACTTATTTAATGATGAGATGAAAGAAAAAATCATTAAAGCTTTAAATGAGAATATCGATGTACCTATTATATCTGAAAAAACAGAGGAAAAAATACTTACAGCTATATACGACTCTGTAGAAGATGTAATTAAAGCTAAAATCTTAGAATAGTGGTAGGCAAGATTATCGCAGGTAAAATTCTAAAAGCTGCAGCAAAAGGACTTATAGGTGAAAAAATAAAAATAAAAATCGTGACCAGCTTAGGAGATCTACTTGTTAAAAGTTCTAAAAACAAATTGGACGATAAAGTATGGGCAAAAGTAAAATCGCAACTGTTAGGAAAAAAGTAGAATTGTTAGACTACACAGAAATAACTGTTTATTCAGATATAGTTATAAATAATAATTCTTCGACAAGACTTGGACAAGTTGGAGTTAAAAAAGACGATAAAGTCTATAAGAAAAAACCTGAATGTTGTAATAAGTGTAAGAGTAAAAGAATAGTAGCTTTAGAAATATTAGGTGCTTGCAATAAAGACAATCTATTTTGGATTTGCGATGATTGTGAGCACTTACACCTAAAATATACAGGAAGCTATACAGAAAAAATGCTTGAAGAAGGCAGCAAACTATGGACCAATCCTAATGATTGGTTAGATACAACGGAGAATGTAAACTAATGAAGAAATACATTGTAACGCCAGACAAGCATTTTCCTCTTCATGACAAGAAGAGCATTAATGTAGTCTGCAAAGCTATCGAGGCAATCAAGCCTGATGGATATATTGACCTAGGTGATACAGGTGAATGGTCAAGTGTTTCTAGATGGAAGTGGAAAAACAAAGCAAAACCAAATCTAGAATGGTACTTACCAGAAGTTATCACAGACGTAAATGAAGTTAACAAGGGAATGGATATAATAGATGAAAGTCTAGATAAAGCAAACGTAAAAGAAAAACATTTTATACAAGGAAATCATGAATTATGGCTAGACTATTTTGTAGATACTTATCCATACCTTCCTCAGTATTCTTGTAAAACAGCTTTAAAACTAGAGGAAAGAGATTATAAATTCCATAGGGCAGGCGACTTGTTAACTATAGGGGATATGACCTTTTATCATGGTCATAATTATGGTGGAATGCATCATGCTGCAGCACATTGTAAGCAGTATAAAAGAAATATAATGTATGGACATCATCATGATATTCAAGTATATTCAGATAGGTCGGCTGAAGGAAAAATAGCAGCTTATAGTATAGGCTGCTTAAAGGATATGAAAAGGGAAGCTAACGAATTTATAGGGGGGAGACCTATTAATTGGGCTCAAGCTTTTGCAATAGTAACTTTTCATGGACAAAAGAGTTTTGTTGAAGTAATTGAAATTAAAAATGGAAAAACAATTCTGGGCGGAGTGTTAATTGAGGGGTGATAATGGATCCAATAACTTTGCTCGAGCAATTTGGTGTTCCAGTTGCAGTAGCTGTAGCGTTCGGTTACTTCATATGGAAGCAAAACAAATATATACAAGATGATTTAGCTAAAGATTTAAGTCAACAATTTACTAGATTAGAAGCTATAATAGTAAAGTTAATTGACCAGCAAAAGAAATTACAACTTGAAGTGAAAAAAATGAGTGCATCTTATGACGCACTTGTTAAAATAGTAACAAACTTATTAAAGAAGAGATAAATGCCAAAGCAATTAAAAGAATTGAGAAGATTTCAGGCAGGAACTAAAAGTGCTGCTGCAGATACTGATGTACAAGAAGAGTCGGCAATATATAGTAAGAATATAGACCCTATATCAGAGGAAGGCAAATTAAAAGGCGTTAAAGAGCATATAAAAGTATTGCCTAATGAAGAACTTATAATTTTTAAGTTAACTCACCCAGATGTAATTAGTGGAGGTAGCGGCAGTTGGTTTGATTATGCAGATGAAAGCACATATGCTTATCGTGATGCGACAGGAAACTCTTTACTAGGAGGATGGCCTTATACTATAACCTTTAATCATGGAGGCTTAGGAACTACACCTATTACTCATACTATAAATTGGTCTCCAGTAGATAATAGCGGTATAGCTAATATTACTGATGCTCAAATATATAAAATGCAAAATGACCAGCATTATGTTGACATAAAAACATATTTAGATGCATTATCTGCACCAAGTTTAACAGTTCAGCTTGCTAGAGGTGAAAAAGGAACAGAGTATCCATATCCATTGGAGAACGTAACTGAATTTAATGTAGCTAATGACAGAGAAGAATTTATAACAAGTCACACATCTACTCATGACGCAGATAATGGAGCATCTTATAGCAGTGGAGATCCTGTGCCATTAAGACTTCTTCCGCCTTACAGGTCTTTAGAGTTGTTATTTGATGCAAAATATACTAATAATGGTACTGAGTTTGAAGTAAAGCATATGAATGTAAGTTTAAAAACTCACGGTTCTTATGGAACTTTTACTGAAGATGAAACAAGGCCTAATACTTTAAATGAAAATATTGGAGGTTCTACAGGTCCGTATAAGGTTGTTGAAGATGTTACGTCGTATTTAGAAGTTAATGCTACGGAAATGGAACTATTTAATTCTGAAAATAAAGACAATATAGCTTTTTATTCTGTAACTGAAAATGATGTAACATTTCCAGGTTATGATCCAGAAACTGATACAGGTGCTGGAACAACCTATAGAATGAAAATTTTATCAGATATATACGGCGAAAAAGAAATTCTTGCTAATACTACTATAAATGATGAAACTGTCCATTTTGATATACCTAATGAGCCAGAAGATGTGTCTTTAACTAAAAATAATGCTCACATATATATAGGTTGTGGAAATACTGAAGGAGCTAAAACTAAATGGTTTGGAAAATTAGATCATAAACAATTTGACGAGTCTGTAGGTGATTATAGATTAGAAGATGCAGAAGTTTATCCTATAGATGATGGTCAAACAGTATTTAATCTTTCTTGGTTGTCTTACAATAGGCATGGATCAACATTAGGAGAAGCTATAGATTCTCTCAAAGTATATGGTATAGCAGATGGAATGATGGATTTATTTGCTATAGATACTAGTAGTAATTCGACAAGCAATACTGATCTAGGTGTTCAAGTACAATCTACTACTAAACTTCCTTTTACGCCAACAGTAATCACACCTTCTAAATATCAGTGGGCTAATAATTATAATAGAACGACAGAAAGTGATTGGACTGCAGCTGACAACACTACAATATATAGTAGTCATACACATGATGCAAACACTACATATTGGTGGGCTTCAAATAAATATAAAGAAGGGATACAGCTTTTTTATTCTAAATTTGACACATCAGCAAACACTTTAGATGTTACAACTGGTTTAAGTGGAAGTGCAATACAATTCAATTTCACAAGACCTCCAGGGGCAGGAACAAAAGTTCAAGACATAATTGAAACTTATGATGGTAGTACTTACAGAGTTTGGGTGTTATTTACTAAAAAAGATTTTGGACCATTTACTTGGGATGAAGAATTTGTTTATAGTTTTGATGTTAGTGACATTAATTGGTCTGGCAATAGTGTAACTTTACACGAACATACTCCTCCTGCATTAAAAATGAAAAAATGCAATGCGTGGAATTTAGGCGCTAACAGCGGTTATTCAGTATATTGTGATGAAGTTAGTCAAAATATAAATTTTGGAAGTCTTCCTTATGTATGTACTGAAGGTGCTGGTTATAGTGCTAGGCAAAATAAATTAAAATATAGAGGTGTAGACGAATTAGGAGATCCAGGAGATAACGATTGGAGCTCTTTAAATGGAAGACATTGGCATAGAAATGGTATAGCAAACTGGGATATGGGTTATGATGGAGGTTTTGATAAAAGTGTTGATTATGAAATAAATCCTCATCCAAAAGGACTAATTGATTTAGGTCATGGTCATAGAATAGGTATGTTGGCTCATTTAAAAGGTAAATATGTTACTGATATGGGAGAAATGGATACAGCTAGAAGAAGTAAGTGGCCTAAAAGATGGTATTATGCTTATCCCGTTAGAAATTCATCTACAATAGATTTAGATGAAACTATGTTATTTTTTATTGACCCAGAACATAAAGGTGTTAGACATAGGAGAGTATCTCGAGGGTTAGATCCATCTACTGGATATGCTACGTCTTGGGATAGTGATTCAGATACATATGCAATTAGACAATCAAATTATAAACTAGATAGTAGTAGTGATAAAATAAATATGATGGCTAGAAGGTTTGCTTCTGCAACTATAGCTACAGGTTATCCTGGTTGGAATGATATAAATAGACTTCCAGATAATATAGCTAATATAATTAGTACTAATAAAATAATGGCTCAAAGTTCAACTACTAATTTTTGGTTTTCTGTAAAAGGAGAAAAAACAAACTCTACAGTCCTACAAAGATACACCTATTCTTATCCAGACAGAACTGGAACAGAGCCTATAGATTCAACAATCCCTGTAGGTCCTGTAAATGGAACTGACTTTGTGCCTATGATTTTTGAAGACTTAGGAAGTTCGACATTTGCTCATGATTATGCAAGTGGAAATGAAAGATTCTTTTTAAGTCCTAGGATGGGCCAATATATTAATGCAGAGGCTAATTATAACCCTAGTACTGGGTGGATTGCTCCAACTGATTTAAGCAGCAATGAAGGCAGCGATTTATATCTAGACACGTATGCACATTATCATGAACATAGTGAATTACCTTATGGTATAGCATTACAAGATGGAGACGCAACAGATGTTGTAGATGGTTCAGCGGAACCAGGAAACTTTAATGCTGGTACCAACTATTATTACAAAATGTCTGTTTTGTATGATGGGTTCCAAGAGAGTCCATTAACTACATTCTACTTTGTATATTCCCCTACAGCAAATTGCAATACAGTTATCATGACAGTCAAACTAGAGAGTCCTCCCCCAAGAGCGACTCATGTAATGATATATAGAAAAAATAATGTAGAAGACTTTTATAGAATGGTATCTGAGTTAGACCTATCAACAGGTTGGGGAAAATCAGGTGACATGTTCTTTAAGGTTGAAGTGGACGATGGTAACTTAAGTGGAACTTATGAGTCTATTACTGGTATGCCCGAATCAATGAGAGGTACAGGTATAAATTATAAATTATCAACTACTGCAGGAGGATATTTAATAGCAGGAAACTGCTTTCACCCAGAGATAAAGAATGGTCAAAACTTTATATATAGAAGTCAACCTGGAAATTATTCTATATTTAATTGGGCTAGAGATTATTTAATATTGCCAAATGAACCTACTGCTCTTGCTTATTTTGCAGGAAGATTGTTTGCTTTTGATAGATCTAACATGTATAAAATTGACGTAAACTCTTTAATAATAGAAGATGAACACAAAGGTGTGGGTTGTTTTGGTGAGCAATCTTATATAATTACCGATTTTGGATTTTTCTTCTGTGATGCAAATAATATGTATATGCATAACGGCTCTCAAGTTCAAGCAATAGGAACAGATATACTAAAAAATGCTAAATTTGATGAAACCAATACAATAAAGTCTAATTGGCATAACATAAATCACGCATACGACCCTTATGTAGCTTATGATGCTTTTAACCAAACTGTAATGTTTATGTGGGAAGACACTAATGGAGACAAAGGTTCTTGGAATTATAATATACCTAGAAATAGATGGGATTTAATTGATATACCAAGACCATTATCGTTTGCTCAAGGTAAATTTGGAGAAAGATTCCTTTCTGATGGAACATACTTGTATCAGTTAAATGAAGATTCTTCTAGAAGTAAATTTACTCATTATACCCCTAGTATAGATTTTGGGTTTGCTACAGTAGATAAAAAGATTAAAAAAATTAAGTTTATCATGAATAACACTACAGATGTTGCTAATGCAGAATATCATCTAAAGGTTTATTCTGACGATGTTTTATTATATGAGTGTAATCATGACGACTCATCTCATACTTCTTCAGCAAAGAAATTTAAAGACGAAGAACATGAGAGAGAATATAGAATGCCAAAAAATAAAACTAAAAAATTAAGGTTAGAAATTATAAACTCTAACGTTGAAATTGACTCAATTGCAATAACATACATACAGCGTAAGGTAGATTAATGGGAATAAGAGGTGCTTTAGGAAAATTAAGGAAAAGTGCTCCTAAAATCTCTGACCCAAAAGTACAGAGAATAGTAGATACTATATATAAAGATTTAAATAGTGTCGCTGATGCTGTAAACTTTCCAAGTGGAACTTCAAGCGTACAAGGAATTATTGGTAAACCAGGAGACATGCGCCTTTATAAAGGTTCGGGGTTAGACGGATCTAGTGGTTATTTTTTACAAGGTAGGTTTGATGATGGTTGGGCAACAGTAAATCTTACTTTAGAGGAGAAAAATCCCGATAATTCAGATATAGCTACATATACTATGCCTGGACAAGGAATAGAGCCTTATATAACTAAATATGGCGTTACCTTTGAAAATTTAGCAGGAAACTCTGATGTTGGGACTCAAGCAGATCAAGTAGCAGTAGGTAATCACACTCATGAACACTGGACTCTTAATAACCCTATTCTTTTAGACCTATCTTATACTGGTGGTAATATCACATATAATGATGAAAACAATCATCTAAACGTTATACACTTCCCTTTATCTCCACCTAATATAGCAGATAGTTTAGTTGATAATACTAATGCCGATACAGGTAGTCAAAATGTTGCAGCTAGATGGGATCATAAGCATAAAATTGACCCTGCTCCAGATTATGTATGGGAAGGAGCTAATACCTTTGGTGGAACAACGCCTGGAACAACTGGTAAAAAACTTACTATAAATGGTCCAACATCTGGAACTGATTGGGCATTAGATGTGTACGGAGATGTTAGGATAGATGGAGACTTAGTAGTTTCTTACGCTCAATTACAAAACAATGATACTGAGCTAGGTGGAAATGTAGATCTTAATAAAGGTAACTTAAATATTAATGTTATCGATTCTATGTCTAATAAAACTAGAATATATGGACCTACTAGAATAGATGGTGGTGTGCTTATAGATGTTGCTAGCCACTCAAACTTTGGGCAAGATTATCATTATTTAACAGATGACCAAAATAAACCTGGTGTTATTATAAGAGACACAAGGTCTGTAGGTCAATTAAGAATTGAATATGACTCTAATAAATACTTTGATTTTAAAGTAGATACAGGTGGTAATTTAAATCTTGAAACTATAGGTAATATAAACTTATTACCCGCTGGTAAGGCAGTTTTACCAGAAGGGACACTTCAAACCAATTTAGGTGATTTAGATAGGCAATTTAATAGTATTCATGCTGGAGAATTAGTTGTTCAAAATCTAGTTGCTATGCATGTTATGAGTACTATTGGAGGACAGTTATTAATAGCACCTACAACAAAATTAGTTCAGACCTTGTCTAATACAGAAACAGGTTATATGGCAGTAGAGCATAATGATGATAATCTAAAAAATGCCTATGTTATATTACAAGGAATAAAAGATGATGGTGCTCCTAAAACTGAGGTAATAAAAACAAGTGCAGTTGATGATGATACGAATTATGGCACTTCTGCAAATCCAGAATATAGAATACAAATAACCAATAGAGATGTAAATAACGATGGTGTTCAAAATACTTGGAACCCAGGTGAAGCTGTAGTTTGTTTATACAAATTAGGAGGAGCTGGAAATAAAGGATATATTGAATTAACGTCTACTGGCTCTACATTAAATAGTTATGGCCCTAGAATAAGCTTAAATGCCGCAAAAACTACTGATACAGCATGGGATGCTGCTAAAAAGGTAGTTGTGTTGGGTAACTTGCGTAATATGGCAGATTATAGCGAAAATGAAGATGTTGATTTTGGTATGATAATCGCCGATGATGCAACATTAAGCACATCTTATTTAAAAGGTGCTACTATAGATAACAATAAGGGCTTAAGGCTTTTTAATACTCCTTTAAATATATATAACAATGGAAGTAAAAAAGTAGAACTTAATGTAGATGGAACGTTTAGGTTAGGTTCTGCGTTAGTTAATACAGGGGATACTAGTGACACTTGGCAAACTGATCAATCTGGTGAAGGTGTCGGTTTATCTTGGGACGGCTCTAATTTAGTTATATCAGGAGATATTAATGTTACTGGTGGAGGGTTACAGCAAGAATTAGACAATTTATCAGATAGTATAGATGATTTAGGAACTGATTTAAATAATTTACCTAACTTTGATGCTCTTTCAAATTATCAGGCAGCAGAATGGATCAGTCAACAAATTGGTGGAAACATGATTGTTGATTGGAATATGGAATTTAACCCTGACCCTGGCTCTAATTATGATAATATGCAAATGTGGAAAGGAGGAGATGGTAGTAATTCATCTTTATTTTCTAAAGCGGACTCAGGAGATGTTAACCCTTCTTCTGGAGATTATTCTTTAAAAGGAGCATCAATAGTAAGTGGTACAAATGCTAATTCAGACGCCTATCAAACTGATTTAACAGGAGCAGAAACAGTATACCCTGTTGTTCCTGGAATGAAGATTTCGGTTTCATTTATGGGATATATTAAATCTGGACAATGGCAGCAAGCAATTAAAAATGAACTAGGTAGAGTCGGTGTAAAAATGTATAATGCAGACAAGACTAGTTGGACTTGGTATAGTATAGCAAAAACAGACCAAACTGCAAATTCATGGAATCAATTTCAAGGTACATGGGTTATTCCTGCTACTTGGAATTTTTCAGGTTCAACAGAGCCTATTGGGTGGGTAGTTCCTTGGATATTTGTAGATGAACATAGTAGTCAAGAATCTCCAGGTGTTGAGCATGTATATTTTGACCAAGTGCAAATGTATATTGATTCAAGTTTAGCTTTACCTGCAGCACCGCCAGCAGGAGCAGGATTTTATGCAGGTAGTGATATATTTGGAATATATGATGGAGACAATTGGAGAACATACTTTGGTTTAAATTCTGGTAATTCTGTATTTCAATTAAAAGATGATGACGGTGTAAATCAACTTAATTGGAATGGTAACAGTTTAATGTTTGGTTCGCTTTCACAAGGTTCCCCTAGTGTAATTATAAGCGGCGATACTGGGGATATTAGCATGCAAGGAAGTTTGCGAGTCGGTGATAATGCTCATATCATGAATAATGGAGGAGGATATGATACTAATAATAGTTTTTTCTTAGGAACTGTAAATAGCTCTCAAAAATTTAGTGTCAGAGCTGGAAGTGGGGTGACTATACCAGGAACTGGTGTTCAGCCTAAGATTTTATTTGATTCATCTACAGGGCAGATGGAATTTAAAGGGCTTATCAAGGCTCCTGTTTTTGACGCAAGAGTATCTTTTAACGACAAACCTATAATAAGAAGTTTAAAGCCTAATACCGAAACAAATCAATATTATTATGTACCACACCACATTTTTGGCTCTTATTATAAATATACTAGAGACATTATAGGGTCAACTCCTCAAGAATCTTATGATAATAATTTTTATGATACTATATATAATGCTGGGTATTATAACACATTAAACTGTGTTGCTTATTTTCAACCAGATGCTGTAAGAGGTGCAGAAGACTATATAAGATTATATTATCGCTATGGTACTGGTGATACTTGGAGTAGTTGGTATTCATTTGGAGATTCTATAGGTATTGATTGGGGTAATGCGACTACATCTACAAATAGCTTGCACAATCACTCTATTTATCAAAGAGTCCCTGTAATGACCTCAGGAACAACGACAGGCGCTCGACCTTACCATTATGGTAACAATAAGGGTAGAATACAAATTACAGCAAAATCTGATAGAGATGATATATTTAGAGTATATTTGACGTGGCAAGTATCTAATACGGGGACTAACTAATATGGCTTATTATTATTTTAAAGAAACTAAAACTAAAGCAAATGGATTATCTTATCAATACGTACATAGGACTAACGATGCTGATTGGGAAAATCCAAACAACTTAGCTTCTGCAACAGAGGCTGAGTATGATACTTTTATTGAATTAACTAGATCTTTACCATCAACTGAGAGTTTCCATGATTTATGGTATGATAATCCAAATAGAGGTGAATCTGGAGTGTCTGTTGATTTTGACGATATTGTTGTTTACGGAGAAACAGATCATATTATGGAAAGTGATAGGTTTAATACTGATTATTTTGAATGGTTAAAAGGAGCGGGCTCTAATTATCTTATTCCACCTACATGTGTTTACTCTTCAACTTTAGGAAAATATATAATTGCCTTAATCTATGATTCTGCTTTCTTTGGAAACTATTTAAAACTAGAAAACTTATATGCTTATGACCATTTAAACGTTAGTCCTAAAATTGTCCATGCAAGCACTAAAGATAAGAATAAAGTTCTTGGAATATTATTAGAAAAATATAGCAATGGACTTATACAATTAAGTACTGAAGAAGCTGCGGGACTTAGAACAGAGTATGCTCTTCACGGAGGAAAGGATACTCAAACTAGTTACTCTGATTTAAAAGCAATTACTCACCCATCTGGATTATAATATATGGCAGGCACAATTTCACAAAGAGTTTATGATTTGGTTTCTAATTACACAAGTGAAAGCTTAATTATAATTAATCCAGCTGATATTCAGGCCGCAGCACAAACTTTGCAAGATTCTATGATTAGTGCTCACGATGAAGGAGATATAAATATATCAGGAAACTATACATACTATGATGATATATCTTCAGTTAGCAATACCGATTTAGGTATAGATGCAATCAAAGAGGCTAACATTATAGCAAAAATAAAATCAGCAAACACAGTTTTTAACTTTAAAAATACGGTAGATAATAAGTATATTATGGTGTATGATCAAAAAGCATTTGTATTTGATACAGAGTCAGACTTTGATAATACAATGACATCTTTTAATTGGAGCACTGGTTCTGAAGTTTATACTGGAGGAGCTAATAATACAGTGACCCAGCAATATAATAATAGTCTGAGTCCATGGATGACAAACTCAGAAGAACATCAATAAGGAGTAAAAATGGCGGATAGTAAAGTAATAGACGAGCAAATAGCAAGTTTAGAAGAGCAATTAGAAAATTCTAAGACAATGTATATTAAAATACAGGGTGCTATAGAAGCTTTAAAACAAACTAAAGACCTATTGAAGGAAAAAACTGCTAAAAAAGATAAAAAGTAGTTGTTTTCTTACATAAGGCTTTAATATATTATAATGGCTTAATGTAAGCTTTTATATACGTATACTAGGGGGTATTCATAAATGGGTTGGTTTTCAGCTCCGAAAAAAATAGATCCTAATAAGATTTATGGGATGATGCAGTCAGACTACACCAAGACAATGGGTGAACGAGCTGAACAAATGATAGACCCCAATAGTCCTTTAATGCAAGCACAATTTAATGCTATGCAACAACAAGGACAAGATACATTATACACTCAAAATAGAATGAATAGAATGAATATGGCCGCTACAGGTATGAGTGGTCAAAGTGGTATTGCAAATCAAATGGCAGCTGATGCTGCATCTAAAACTGCAGGCAATTTAGGTACCGCTTTTCAAAACATGTTAAGTTCTAATTTAGGTGCATCTAATCAATTATTAGGAACGGCTCAAAGTGCAGATATGCAGGCAAGAGATGCCATGGCTTCTGCTTATGGGCAAAATATAACCAATCAAAATAACTATAATTCTGCAATGGCAGGTAACGTTATGAAACTTGGTGGAGCTGCTTTAATGATGTGTGATGCTAGAATGAAAAATATATTAGGTAAAGTTGGTAAGGCTAAAATGAAAAACGGTAAAACTACTAACTTATATAGATTCACATATAAAAATAGCAAAAAAGGTACTGAACGCATAGGAGTAGTTGCTCAAGATTTAATGAAAAATAATCCTAAGGCTGTACACAAAGGTAAAAATGGAATCATGTATATTAAACCAGATGAGGTATTTTAAATGTTTGCAGGATTAACAGGGTTATTAGGACAAGCAGCATCAGGAATAGGAAGTGTTGCTAGTGGATTAGGAATGGATAAATTTGGCGGTTTTATGGATAAAGCTGGAGGGTTTTTATCTGGTGGAAACTCTGCAGGAGGTGGCGGTGGTGCTTTAGGTACTGGGCTAGATTTTAGCCAAATGTCTCCTGACCAAATTAAAAAAGTTCAATCAGAATTAGGTGTAACAGTAGATGGTATAGTAGGACCAGAAACACAAGGTGCTTATGATAAGTGGGTATCTGGACAACCATCTCAAGATACAGCTCAGAGCGCAGATAATGCTGCTCAACAAGCAATGAATGAAGCTAAAAAAGAAAGTAAAGGTAATCCTTTACAAGATGCTTTTAACAACATGGACTTTGGACACTACCAAAGTTATAAATAATAACAAAGAGGAGAGAGACAAATGGCTTTTAATTGGTCAAATTGGTGGGCAGGCAATGAGGGAATACTCCCTGATTGGGATGGTAAGTCCACTACACAAACAGTAAAAGATTTTACAGGCGCAGGCCCAAATGAGGGTTGGTTTGCAGACGATACGGCTATCATAGGTACAAAAGAAAAGGCTAAAAATGCATTAGGCAATGCAGCTTATTACACTGCAACAGCACCTTTTCTTCCTGCAGCTGCAGCATTTGATTACGCTTATGATGGTGGATTAGGTTATAATGATGATCCAGGAACTGGTGGGTTTGCAAAACAAACATCTATCAGAGAATTTGATATGAATGACCCTGAATCAGTAAAAAAGGTTCAAAGAGCTTTAGGAGTTAAAGAAGACGGTATGTTTGGTCCTAAAACTGAAGCTGCATATAGAGAAAGAGTTGCTCAAGAAGAAGCTCTTGCAGGAAATGATCCTTTAAAATATGATTATAATGATAAAATGGCTGCAGAAAGAAAAGCAAACGCTAACACTAAATTAGGTGGTTGGCTTAAAAATGCTTGGTATAATGCAGATAAAGGTCTTGGAGGAATACTTCCAGGTGGATATAGTAATGATAACATTATGACTGCAGAACAATATAAGAATAGACCAGGACAGGCTCCTAAGTAATGCCAGATTTCGGAACATATCAAGGACATAACATTCTTAGCAATGCTATGGATAATGCTGTTAACAGTGTTAAGCAGGCTTTTGAGTTTAAAGAACAGCAAAAGAATAATGAAATAGCTCGTAAAAGGGCTATAGCATCTTATGCTGCTCAAGAAAAAGAAAATAAAGCTCAGACTGCTAGAGAAGGTATATTACAAAATATGTTTAGAGATGTTTCGGACTCTCCTATTATACAAGTAGGTGCAGATGGTAAGCCTGTAGTTGCAGAAAACTATCAAGATATATTAGATACATGGACTAATCAACACAGTTATTCAGATTATATAAATCAAGCTGGAGATGGTTGGTCTGGAGAGGATTTAACTTATGCTGATATGCAATATATTAATCAAGCCTCAACCGATTATGCAAAAACAAAGTTACTTGGTCTAAAGAAAAGTCTCTCTCACTTAAATGAGACTGAGTTTAATCAATTGTTTAAAGATAATCCAGGGTTTGCAAATGCAGTAGAAGGTTACTTGATGGAATTAGGTCAAGAAAAGTCTCCTGATGAAGATTTTTATGATGTATTTAATAAAGATAATGCATCTAGTTCTTTAGCTAGTGAAATAGAGGCATCTAAATACTTTACTCCAGGCGAAGATTATGATGGTTATATGACGATCCACGGAGATACCTCAGATTGGGGTGGTGGTACATACTTTAAGTCAAACACTTTAAATCCAACAAAAGACGATGTAAGAGAAAAAGGTATATTACTTCAAGCTATAGAAGATATGCGTAATTGGGAAGTAGGTCAAGGTAAGTGGACTCAATTAGATGATATGTGGCTAGAGGCACAAGGTGATGGTAAGTTTATGTTAGGTGAAAACGATGCTTGGAGTCCTAACGATTACTATGAAGTAAGGGTTCATGAAGGCAAAGCTCAAGTTAAGGTAGACGGTAAGTGGCAAGACATGTCAGGAAGTTCAGCAAACATATGGTAAGGAGAATATAATGCCAATAATGGGACAAATGAGCTTAACTGGTGGCCAAATGCAGGCTCCAATTACAGCTGAAGAAAGACAGTTAAAGAACGAAAGAAAAAGAGTGTTGGCTTATATTAGGCAGTATGAGCGTAATCCTAATAATTTCAACAATACTATGATTGCTCAGATAGAGCGTATGGCTATGCAATATCAGATCCCATTTCAAAGACAAGAAAAAACTGCTAGTTTTGGGGCGAATGCCTTAGCATTTGGAGGTGGTTTAGCAGACTCTGTAGTATTTGATTTAATGCCAGATAAATGGTATTCAGATGAAAGTACTAGAGTTGCTAAAAACGCTGGTAAAATAGGCGGTGCAGCGGCTCAAATAGCTGCAGCAGTAGCAGCGACTATAGCATCAGGTGGAATGGCGGCTCCTACAGTTGGTGCGGCATTAGGTAATGTAGGTAAAGCAGGTGCGGCTCTAGCTTCAGGAGTAAGGGGAGCTCAAGGATTAGGTAAAATTAGTGCAGCTGCCAGAGGATTAGGTGGAACTGCTAAATCTTTAGGAGGTTTAGGGGCAACTGCAATATCAAAACTTCCTGTAGGAAGAATGACTACTAGTGCAATTCAGTCAGGCAAACAAGCTTTAACACCTTATGGTGCAAATGCTGGATGGCAATGGGCTAAAAATGCTCAAACTGCAGCTGGTAGAAAAGCTCAAGCAGATACATTAGTTAGAAGTAGACAAGCAATAGCTAACACTGGCAATTTAGAAGAAGTTGTTTCTGGAGCAAACTTAACTTCTGGTCAGGTTAAATCTTTAACTAATATGATTAACAGAACATATGGAAAAAATAGCAAGATTGCTAAAGAATATATATCTCAATTAAATACGGCTAATATGTCTGGTCCTGTTAATTTAAATGGATTAAAACCAGACCAAATTATTAAAATGGCTAATGGATTAGATGCTAGAAAACTAGTAAATTCTAAAAATATTAAAGATGCTTTAATTAAGGCTGGAGTTAAGAATCCTACTAAACCTCAAGTACAGGTTATAGAAGAATATTTAAAATCTAAAAATGTAACTAAATTAGATAGTGAAGCTGTTAAACAGATTGTAAAATTAGCTCAAAGAAAAGGGTCAACTGAATTACCTACTCCTGCAACTTTGGGTGATATAGATAAATGGCAAGCAGCAATGTCTGGTGGTATGGGTCTTGGTGCATTGTCTATGCTTAATAAAAGGGAACCAAGCAGACAAGAATTAGAAGATGCTGCCTTAGATCCTTTTAACGTATAATGGAGTAATAAATGTCGGAATATGCTGAACTCGACAGGCTGGTCGATTTCAAGCCATTCTATAATCAGCAAACTACTGCTCGATTATTAGATGCTTACAAACAGAAACCTTGGGTTTTTAAACCTGAGTTAGTATCTCAATTAAAAAATCATGCCGTTCATTATAAAATGGATATACCTGAACCTCCAAAAGGAAGTCCCAGAGATTCAGAGTTTGATTTATTAAGAGGTATTAAAGGCATGGGAGAAGGTTTTCTTTCAGGCTTTTCTACGTTTAATGTAGGCGAACCCTCTCAAAATGAATATGAACGTATAATGCGTTCTATTGGTCAATTAGGTGGTTTTGTAGGCTATATACCATCAGCTCCTTTTAAAGTATTAGGAATGAAAGGATTAGCAGAGGCTGCCAGGGCTCTAAAAGGTAATTCTGTTCCACTATGGCTATCTAATAAGGCAACAGAAAAAGTTGCTCCTATTGTATCTAAAACATTAACTAAAGCTGCTGAAGTAAAAAATAGTGCTTATTCTGATGTTGCAAAGTTTTTAACAACAGATAATGCGAAACACGTCGCAGAAGGTGCTTTTAATTTAGGTGTTGCAAGTAGTATATCTGCATGGCAATTAGGTGTTAATGAAATGCTTAAAGCTGGTTTACATGGTGGTCTTACTGGTGGTGCCTTTAGAGGTATAGCAAATCTAGTTAATAAAGGAGGTATACCAAAGCTTGATCAGGAAACAGGGAAAATGGTTTACACAGCTACTCAGAACGAAGATAGGCTCATACGTGCAGCAGCGTCTTCGTTATATGAGGGGCTCCAATCGTCAATGCGAGGAGAAACAACTCCAGAACAAATCTACTCGTACCTATTAGGTGCATATTTTGGTGCTCATGAAACCACTGCAGGTCAAATGAGAGCGATGAGGTTCACTGAAAAAGTTGAACAACAAGCTAAAACAACTGCTAAAGAGTTAAAAAGATTAGATGAAAATGGTAATCCTTTCCAATGGGATATGCAAGTTTATGACCCTAGACTTGTTAAAGGGTTTGATGATCTACCAAAAGATATACAAGAATCAGTTATAAGTAATATAGCTATGAGACATGGTACATTTGGTTCTCAAGCAGTTATGGCAGGAGAAACTATAGATGGTATTAAGGATGCTATAGATGTAGATATAACTTCTGAAATGGTTAGTAATTCAGTAAGAGAAGCTAAAATAAATGAGGCTGCTAAAAAATATGAGACTAAAGTTGAAGTAGAAAAACAAGTTACACCTGAATATATTGAAGCAAATCAAGAAAAAGTGTTCCTTACATCAGGAGAGTTGAATAAAGAAGGCAATGTAAAAGAAATTAATAAAAATGTTATAGAGTTGCCGTTAAAGGGAATGACTGATGAAACTCTTCCTTTAAACAGAAAAAGAATTAAAGAGGCTTTAGACCAAATACCAGAAGGTAAAAAGGTAGTTATTCCAGAGACTATATTTAATGCGCTTAAAAATAATGCACCCGATACTCTTAATTATTTACAGAAAAGAATCGGTGATGTTATAACTGGTAGAGAAAAAGCTAGGGAACAATTAGAAAAAGATGGACGTATAGACTCTCAAAAAGAATTAGATAAAGTTGAAGACTTTGATATTGGAGATGCTCCAGATGTTATTATAAGGAAAAAAGCAAGATTTTTTGTTAGCAAATATTTACCTAAAGTTTTAGATGGTTTAGATTCTGAAGCAATGGGTGTTAAAAAAGTTGAAGCAGAGAAAAAGATTTATGATATATTAGAAAAACATAAGTCTTTAGACAAGTTTGATAAATTTTTGGGTGACATACAAAAAGCATTTCCAGAACAACCAGCCTTTGATAATATAGCAGAGGGTGAATTAAGACAAATGTTAATTAGAAAAGTAGAGCAAAGACCTACTCCTCATTTTTCTCTTCAATTTTTCCCTAATGTTGATAACAGAACATCATTAATGGTGTTAGAAGGTGCTCAAGCTGAGAATTTAGCTGGGAACTTAAAGTCGACTGGTGATTCTGTTAAAGCAATTGAGTTTGCTTATGAAAATATATATAGAAAAGCTACAGGTAAGGACGCTCCAGATAGAGCATATATGGTTCTTGATCATGCTGTTACTCAAAGAGGAAATAAGTTAGTAGAAATACCTTTAAAAGATTTAAATAAAAAAGGGAACTTTACTGGTTGGGGTGGAAAGAGCGCTAAAAGAGCACAGAGTGCAGCTAATAAGTTACTAGCCCAATCTTTAAAGCAAGCTCATGAATTAGGATACTACTATAATGGTGGTAAGGGCGATTCGGGTAAAATGTATTTCTTTAAGTATCACCCTGATGTTGTTAATGTAAAAAAATTAAAGCCAGAGGTTGATGGTGTATTAAAGGTGTTTAAAGAGACTACCCCAGACGCAGTAAAACATTACAATAAACTAAAGAATAAATTTATAAATAGAAATAAGGCTGCTTTTAATAGAAAAGAGGCTAGTGAATATTTTGATAGATCTTTTCTTTCTAATTTAATGTGGGATAAAGAACTTTATGGGTTAAAGAAATCTAGTTATGGTAAGAATAAAGATGGTTCAGATAGAAATTTTATTCATTGGATTAGAGATAATTCTTCTATAAAAGATGCTAAAGGTTTTAATAAGCGTAATCAAATATGGATGACTGACGGCTTTCAGGCTGATGCAAAATACTTTAATAAAATATATCAGGAAATGGGTGGTGATAAGTCTATGGCAAATGGTCAGGTTAGTTTTAGACTATTTAAAGAGGCTGATAATAAGAATTTAACATCTGATGATAAAGCTGTGCTATATACTGAATCTACAGATGGTTCAATACTTGCAGAGGCTACGTTTGTTGATGCTTTAAATAAAACATTTGGAATGCCTGAGTCTGGACAAAATAAGTCTTTTATTGTTGGTAGTGACCCAACTCATGGTGCTATGTTAGGTAAGTTTATGTTTCATAAAGCAACTCCAGAAGCATCTGAATATATGAGAAAAGAAGGTATTCAATTTTTAATGCCTGAATCTGCTGCTAAGGAATATGGTTCTAGGAAGATAGGTGAATTAAAAGTAAATGATGACCTTTCTGTTGATTATACAGGGGGAGAAACATATAAAATGAATCTATCTGATATTAGGGGTTCATTATCTGAAAAGCAATCAGATCATATGCTTAAACCTCAATTAATACCTAAACAGTTAATGGCTAACTTACATGAACATGCCTTTAAGTCTATTCCTCAAGAACAAATTAATAAGTTCTTTAATGAGATTATTGGTGATAGATATATTGGAGAAGAGTCTTGGAATGCAAGATTAAATCAAGCATTGAAACAAAAAGAACTTACAAGATTTGAACAAGATGAGATTTTAGATAACATCGATAAATTAGGTTTATCAGAGACTATAGATGCTATTAAAAGTGAAAATCACCCTCAGTTTGTAGCTAGAATATATCAAAAAATATTAAGGTCTAATGTAGATAGATTAACTCAAGATTATTCTTCTGGTGAAATATCAAGAGCAGAATATTTAGATGCCGTAGCAGAGGCTAAAACATTTACCTCTAATATAAATAGACTTATGGAAATTTATCCTGATTTAGCTATTTTTCTACATAAAGATGTTCGTAATTATTTACAATCTTCAATGAGAAACTTTGTGGTAAATAAAGTCGTTAGACCGAAATGGGACACTTCTATATCAGTTAGAATGAGAGGTTATGATCCGTGGTTAGTTAAAAAGTTTCCTGAACTAAATTTTAACACCTCTGGAAAAGGAGCCCCTGCTAACAGAAAAATATTAAAAGAAAGATATGGTGTTGAAAATCCAGACCAATTATTTTTCCTTGATGATTACTATAAAGACGTCTCCTGGGATGTAAGTAATATAATAACATCAAGTAAACAAAGAATGACTTTGGGAGAGCTTTGGAGTAAGTATGGGCATCAACCTAAAGTTAAAGAATTTTTTAAAACAATCTCATTAAGGGTTCCAATGGACTCTATATCTGGGGCACATGAACTTACTTTTGCAGGTTTTACAGGTATTAAAGGACACGGTGCAGTATTTCACCCTAGGACAATGAGAGCATTAGGTGGAGCAGATTTAGATGGAGATAAAGCTTTTGTTTTATTTGGGCTTGATAAGGCTCATAGGAAAATGTATCATGATAATAAGTATGAGTATAGAGACCCTAAATCAAAAATTATCAAAGATAATAAAACGGCTGAAATATCAAAAGAAGGTTTAAAAGTATTAAAGTCTACTTTAGATCCAAATAATGCTCATGATGCTGCTGTTTTAGCTAAAATAAAGCAAGGTAAGGTAACTTATCAAGATTTATTAACGACTACAAATGATGGTGATGCTAAAGCATTAGAATTAAAAAAATCTATTGTTGGTAAATATACACCTCAATCTAGAATGGATATAGCTGCAGATGCTTCTACAGGTAGAGATCAATTAGGTCCAGCAGTTGTTCAAAAGCAAGTATTAAATTCTACTTATGATGCATTATTAAAAAATAGTATTCAAAGATTTGTTAATAAAAAAGGTAATATAATAACCACTGAAGACTATGAAGCTTTACCAGAGTCTAAAAGAAAAGGTTGGAAAGCTGACTACAGAGAAGCTATTAATTTTTCTCCAAGAGGTGAGAAAAAAGCTTACACTATTTATATAGAGCCTAGAGTTACTGAGGCTGAACTTGCTTATTCTAGAGAATTATCAAGAGCTCAAATAGGTTTCGGTTCTGACCCATTAGATGAAGTTGGATTAACTGGTGCTGATCATTATTTTAATACAGGATGGCATTCATTATTCAAAATAGATTGGAACAATGCTCCTAAAGATGTTCAAGCAAAATTTGTTCCTCATTTTCATGCAAGAAAAGGAACTTATAAAATATTTGCAGATTTTAATAAGGCATACTTTAGTAGAAATTGGGACCAAGGTAGAAGGTTTTATGCTCATGAAGTATATGACATGTCTCAAGGTATACATAAATTAAATGAGGCACAAAGAGGTACTATGTTGCCTAAAATGGTTGAAATATTAGAACCTTTAGATTATACTGATGATATAATAAGAAGAGTTAACCCTGAAACTTTAGAAGCTAGGTATGAAGATTTTAATAGCAACCTAGCATTAGAATTAAAGGGTATTAATGATGGATATAATAAGCCAGGAGGACTATTAGGTAGAGAAAGCTTTAAATCGGTCGATAATCCTATCATTTACAGAGTTATTGGTAAACAGCTATACTTACCTAAGGTAAGAGCAGAACTTGCTAAAAATCCTAATTTATACAAAGAATTGTTTGAAGACTTACCTGGTCAATGGAAAGATAAAAAGTTTTTAGAAAAATCATTTCCATGGGAACATGCTAATAAATATAAAAGTGTAGAAGATTTAGCACAAGCTATTTCAGACTCAGAATCTTATAGATTTAGAGCTATTGATAGACTATATAGACAAGGAACTGAATTTGCTCAAAATGATGCAATGGACAGAACCTCTGCAATACAATTATTAAGAGCAATTAAAGATGCTAGAGAAAAGGGTGTTTCTGATGAGTTTATAAATAATATGGCTAATTTTGTTAATCATACTAAACAAATAGAAAGAGCTCAAAAATTAAAAGCTGCTGAACGTTCTATTGTAGACCAGGAAGAAGTTGTTATGCTTGATGATAAAGGTAAATACTATCTCAAAACACTATTTGAGGTAGATCCTGAGTTAAAAACTTTTGCCTTACAAGAGAAAATAGATACAAGAATTAGAGGGTTTAAATTAAATAATGCTTGGAAAAAGAAACAAGGCGGAGAAGGTGTTTTAACAAAAGAAGAGTCCTACCTATTTGATACTATGATGCTTTCTTCATATTATAAAGGTCCAGATTTAACAAAACTAGCAGCTTATAAAAAACTTAATAATGATGTTAGACAATTAGTTGCACCTTTAATTAAAGAAATTCAGTTGGGCGGATCAGGTACATATTTTAATAAAACGGGTCTTTCAAGTAAGTATGTTAATGATGGTGCTATTAGAGATTTCTTTAAACAATATGCAGAAGAGTTTAATTATGTATCAGAACCTTTAAAAGAATCAAAAACTACTGCAGATATGGAAACTAAAGGAGAATTAAAAGAAATTGCTCCTCAAGACCCTATGGAAAATGATTTACAGGGCGTAATGGATATTAGAGAAAGAGCTAAAAAAGCAGGTCCATTTAAATTAACTGACGCTGAACGTAAAATGGTTGATGAATTAATAGGGCACATTAAACATTATCATAATAGCGTAGGCTCTATAGATAATTTAAACCTTATTGCTAGAGGTTTAAGACAGAAAAACTTTGATGCATTTACAGTTGATGATTTCAGAGTTATGAATAATTTCTTTAGAGAAATGCGTACAGGTAGTATTTTTGTAAAACCAGGTAAGTTGACTGCAGATGGAATAGTTAAATTGTCTCAAAGACATTGGATGTTATTCCCTAGAGCAGTATCTAAAGAGATGATGGTTAAAGATTTTACTATATTTGAACAACAAGGTAGATTCCAAAACTTTAAAGGTGAATGGGTTGGAGGAACTCAAGGTGTTCCTACTCATACTATAGAAAACATTCAATATGTGTTAGGTAGAACAGAGGCTTTAGCTGTTAAAATGGATCAAGATGAAAAAATAAAACTTGAAACTGAATTAAGGGATAAAACAGGCTATGAATCTGTTGAAGATGGACTTGGGTATCATTTTGCAGAAATAGTGTCTGCAGAGCGTGCTTTAAGGGCTTTTAAAGGTAAAAGACGTTCAATGAGTAGTGCAGAATATCATACAAAGAAAGCAGAGTATGAAGCATCTCTTAAAGAAGCGAAAGAATTAGCAAATTGGGCTGAAAATGAAAAGAAAGTTTTTAATGTTAGTAGACCAGGCGGTTCATTCAAGAAAACAGGTAGAGAAATTGCAAATGATATTAACAATGTACTAACAAATAGGGCTATAGAAACTTTTAAGTGGATTAGAGGCAGCCATTATATGTTTGATACTAAAAGTCAAACTTATATTAGAAACAGTAAAGTTGAAGATCCTATTGAGCAATTTATATTAAAAGACAAAAAGGGTAAAAATCAGTATTGGGCTAACAATACTTCAATACCTAAAATAGACGCTCCTAAATTTACCAGATATTTAATGAATATATTAAAAAGTGGTGAACCTATGAAGATGAATTTAGGTCTTGATAATTTAAGAAAAATATCTCGATCTATTATGTTGGATAGGTTAATGAGCGAAAGAAGTCTTGTTACTGATAAAGCATCAATAGAGTTGTATGATAGCATGATATTGAGTCTTCAAAATCAAAAGTTAGACTTAACTAATTATTATAAACCTAATGATTATCACCCTCAATTTATTCACAATAAAGCTGTCGCTAAGGCTGCTATTGAAAAAGCTATAGATAAAATTAAAAGTCAAACAGGTAAAGGTCCTGATTGGCAGAAGAATGAAATTAAAAAGCTTATGGGTCAATACAAGTCTATGACTGGAGATTGGATTATATCTGATATAACACAAGATACTATAGAAATGGGAGCTTTAAGAGAGATTGCTGATAAAAGAAAAGGAGAGCATCTTTCTCATTTAGAAAAAAATCCTATAGCCCCTAATATGATGTCGCGTTCTAGTGATCTACCTGGCTGGTCTAGAGATATTGGTTCATGGGATATATACCAAAAGAATTTGATTGATACATACTTTAGACAAATAGGACAAATAATGTCTAAAAAAATGTTGCAAGATTTTAGTGAAAAGGTTTCTGTAGAATGGAAAGACCCAGGTCAAGTACATGCTTGGAAAAATTATATTCAAGATTATATATCTAGAGCATTAGGGTTCCCTTCTAAACTTCCAGAAAATTGGATGGACGGGCCAGAGGCAGATTTAATGAAAGTAAAAGGCACTCCTTATTCTTGGTATGCTGATAATCATGTTAAAAATAGATTAAATAAAATAAGAAAGTCTTTAGGTTTTAAAGAGGATTTAAGATTACCTGAAGAATTGAGAGGTTTAGATGAAATGGATATACGACACTGGTCTAATCTCGAAGCTAAATATGAAATGGCTACTCTTCTTGCTCACCCTAAGTCCGCTGCAGCAAACATTTTTGGTGGTACTCTTCATACAATTCAATCATCAGGTTGGCGTAATTGGCGTAATGGACGAAGTGTTGAGTACTTTAGGACTCATGTCGGTGGCGATGCTGGTAAGTGGAAGTCGAAGGAAGATATTGATAAATGGGTCATCGGGCATGGCGTAGTTCCAGATTTCATATTGTATGAAGCAGGCTTAAATCCAAGTTTTAAATCTGCTAAATGGAAGCATTTTTTAAATGATGCTAAAAAAGTTTTAGAGAAAGATCCTAATGTAAAAGACGAAACGTTAATTAGTATAGCTAAAAAACATAAGATTACAGAGTCTGCTTTCCAAAAAGCAGCATGGTTTATGAGAGAGCCTGAAAGAATGTTAAGAAGAGATTCTTTTGCAGCTCATTATTTACAAGCTAGAGAACTATATGGACATTCAAATATGCCGTTAGATCATCCATTGTTAATAGAAATGGCTAAAAAGGGTGTTCAAGCTACACAATTCTTATATTCTGCTCCATATAGACCAGCTTTTTCTACTACAGCATTAGGTAAAGTTATGACAAGATTCCAAACTTGGGCTTGGAACTCTGTTAGATTTAGAAATGATGCTTATAGACAAGCAAAAATGTTAGGATTTAGGAGAGGTACTCCTGAATTTGAAAAATTTAAAAGGCAATATCTTACCGACATGTTCGTTTTCGGACTTGGGAATGTGTTCGCATACTCATTATTTGAAAGTGCAATGCCTGCCCCATGGAACTGGTTCCAGGACACAGCCGACTGGATCTTTGGTGATGAAAAAGAACGAGATAGGGCCTTTTTTGGTCAGTGGCCAACCGCTTTAGCTCCGCTCCAAATGGTTACTCCGCCAGGGTTGCGGTTGGTCCCTGCCACTTTTAGTG